CAGATGGGGGCAGGTGTCAAGGGGTCACTGGAACTCGGGTACGGAATTGATAGAATTCATTAATGATTGTGTATTCGTCTTTAAGGTTTCTACTCGTCCATCGGCAGATTTGTTACCCCATAAAATAATTTCTTCATCCAATTTTCCATCTTTTACGAGATTGACATTGGTAAGATACGAATCCCTTTGAGATCTTAATGATGTTAATTCAGCAGCAATACTAGTAATAGAATTCGCAAATCCGACACAAGTGGCACTAACTGGTACTGGGTGACCAACTGTAAATACCGTTCTATAAGTTCCTACATTGGATCCATCATTATTTGACGTTACAGATTGATATCCATTTCCAAGATTTGATGATGAGAGTGTAACTGTAGAATCTGTAATAAATGGATTTCTAGCAGTGTAATCCGTAAGTTCATTATAAACTTTGTTCTTTGCCTGATCCTGATAGACAGTGCTTCCAAAACCAATCTGAACACTATTTACAATCAGAGCGGCAGAACTTGTAGTAGTCAGTCCGACAGAACATCCAAGACCAACAGCAGAAGATACTAAACTTACGATCTGCGATTTCTTAAAATTAATCTGATTATTCAGGTCTAGAATTTTTTGATCTAAAATCGCGGCACTTTCTTGTAGACTTTCTATCTTATTTTCAAGTTTTTGATATTCGTTTTGCTTTATTGTTGTGGGAAGTTTAACTGGGTTTTCAACGATATTATCATTTTGATTCCAAGTTCCATCAGGATTTTGATTTATATCCTTATATGTCAGAGACTCTGTGGGAGTTTCGTTGACTTGATTTGTGCCGTATTCATTCAAGGAATCTAAATCTTCCTGTAAATATCCAATCGCTGCCTTTGGTGCTCCAGTTGTCATAATCTGTTAATTTGATAGTTCATATAGTCTGTATTGTTGCCTGGATAGTCGTCATATCCGCCTTGATATTCTGGAATGTTTTGCTCAACGTCTTTTCTTTCAGCACAGATGAGATAATAGCAATGAGATGTTGTATTCAAATGATTTTTAATATATATTCGGTTATCTTGAATCACTTCAACAGATAGTTGCTGATACTCACCAATTGGAGTCAAAGATACCGTAATCGTATCTTCATCTACCAAACCTTTCCAATATTCTGGTAGTTCAATAATATTTCCTGATAGTTTTCCTCTATAATAAACGTCTGCGGATGGTCCTTCTATACAGACGTGTCTTAATCTCCACCCATCTTTTGTTGGATGAGGAATATCAAAATCTTTCTTTGCCGATAAAGTATGATTACCTACAGTGATGTTTCCAGCAAAGGCATCAATATTGATTGTTGGTCCCCCAATGTAGATGTCCTTACCACCAATATTGACATTTTTTCCAACAATGTTTGTTTCTTTTCCGACGATAGAACTTTCTTTAGCAGTTAGTGAGTTAGATACAACGGAACTTCTTAATTCAATTCCAGTTGTAATGTTTTCTCCAACTGTAGCGTGAACTCCAAGTTGTGTTGTGATTCCATCGTGTAAATTCAGTCCAAGAGTATTCATTGTCAGTGGTTTGTCTGGCGCTGGTCCAGCACCAATGACAGTGGTTCCTAATGTAAATAAAGATCCTGTACCAAAATATCCAGCATAAATGGATGCCGTTCCTGGAAATAATCCACGAATTTCATTTGGAATGATTAACGCAGTATCAAAGATAGGGTGCGTTACATTGAGATTAAAAGATTCACTAAAAGAAAATGCCATATTACTTACAACTCGCAGAGACTCCGTTTAATAAATCAGTAATGACCGATGGTAGAATTGAATTTAGTAGTGGACTGAATGGTGATCCACCTTGAATAATTTCACCTACCATATTGATAAAGTGATCCGTGACAATGTTGACCTCTGCTTCTCCTCTGACACAAACTTTGGTTCCAGATAAAGTCAGTTGTTCTCCACTATCAATTGTGATTCCACCATTGGCTTTCAGCAGAAAGGCACCATTATCAGTGTCGGGACCACGAGATTCAAGATAAATGTTTTTCGCAAGTATCTTTACATTTCCAGAAGGTGCCGAGAAAACAATGTCTCCATTCTCACAGTAAACACCATAGGCGATATCTTCTTCTTCTGCCTTGTCTCTTCCTTGCGCTAGATTGTGCCCACAAGTAATAACATTCCTTCCTTGAACGTGCTCAGTTTTGCCACCGTCATTCGTATACTTTAACGTTGAGTTAGAAGCAACTGAAAATCTAAACTCGGTGCCATCGTCTGCTTCTTTGGGACCACCAGGACCAAAGAACATTGTGCCGTGAGCATTATCAGTAACAATATATTCCGGTGATCTCTTTTTTGCCATTACTTGGTAACACAATCAATAACTTTAATGAGTCTGGACGGAACAAAATCTGGTTGTTCATTAAGATATTGCTGCCGATTCACAAATCTCATCACAGGACGAACTTGTAATCCAGATCCAGTATCACTATTTATTGTGATCTCTGGGATCTCGGCAAACCCACATCCAGAGTTTAAAACTTCCATTGATACAATCTGACCAACCTCTGTAATTTGAACTTTAACTTGTAGTCCTGGTAGATCTGGTGTAATAGAAACACTATCTGTAGGTAGATATCCAATCCCAGTGCTTATGATTTCAATACGATCTAAACAAGTCACATATTCTCTCGTTGTGGTTTCTACAGGTGTGATTAGTTCTTGTGGGATTTCTTCAAATTCTGTAGTTCCTGAAACATAATTTAGATAACTAGAACCACTATTAATCATAACAACTTCAGTGACTTCTCCAACATTATTGATCACCGTGTATCCTGAAGCATAATTTCCATTTCCACAGTTATCTTGGAATGTGACAAATGGGGGAGCCGTATATCCAGCACCACCATAAGTTAGATCAACACCCACAACTTCACCAAGTGAATTCACAACAGCATTTCCGATTGCTCCTACTCCACCACCACCAAAGAACACTACGTTAGGTGGACCACAACGGAAGGCACCTGGGAAACATTGTACTCCTGGAGGTGGAGTTCCACTCGCAAGAACGTTTCCTTCAAGTCTCTCATCACCAAAAATTGAAACACCAGGAAGAGCATTTCCAATAAATTCATCCACCTTACCCAATACAGCATCTTCAATTTGATCTGCGTTAGGAATTGGTAAGAAATTCTTGAATGATTCTTCCATTGCTGGAGTTGGTCCCGCTCCAGCAGACGCTTTCCACGACTTAATTTGAGGGCACTTTGGTTTAGCACACAAGAAAGATTCAAATCCAAGAATAAAGTCAATTGCCTGAAAGACGTTACCCGCAATTTTAGCGACTCCACCAAGAACATCATTAATTCCAGCAAGAATTGGTGCGAGTGCTCTGTCTGTTTGAACTGCGATATTATTAATTAAAGCATTGGTAAATTGCTCCACGGCACAAATAGGAGCATTGATTACGTTTCCAATGAGAGCAAATAGGAAATCTACGACGAGATTTCTTAATCCTTTAATAATTTCATTGAACTTACAGATTAAAGAATCAACAATTGCTTTAATGACAGCATTCTTAAGATTTTTAGATAAAGATGTTAAAATGCGATCAATGGTTTTTTCAATTAATTTTCTTAAGAGATTTAAAATATAATTACGAACTCTTTGAATGAGTAACTTTAAGATTGATGCTATAATGTCGGCGGTTCTGGCAATAATAGAAGTTAAATTTTGAATTCTATTGATTGTTCCCTGAACATAGAGATTATAATATTTCTTAATTCCTTTGAGAAAATCAAAGAAGTTTAGTAGAGCATTATTAATTCCAGCAAGAGTACTCTTTCCACAAGGATCGGGAAGTTCATTTAATTGCTTCTCAATATCTGCTTCTAATGCTCTTAACGCAGAATAGTTGAATCCATCTCTACATTTTCTCTCTTCATTGGACCAAGAAGTTGATAATTCAGAAGCAACGGGACAAGTTTTTTCAACGTCCTTTAAAAAGTTTTCAAGTATTTCTTCTAATCCTTGAAGTGCATTTTGTTTATCACTATAAGAGTTAATCAGATCCGCATATTGTGGAAATTCATTAAGCAACTCTGGAGTAATTCCAGATTCGTCAATACGATCTAATAAACTTTGTTGTGGTGGACCAGCAGAAATGATAATATTATCTAACTGTACTGCTTCGCTCTGAATAAGTGCCGTAAGTGTGGAAACATCCTCTTTAAGCTTATTAACTCCCTTATCAGTATAGAATGGACTTAATGGTTCTTGTTCTGCTGGTGATTCTTGTAATTGTGGAATTTCTATTTGAGTTTCTTGATATTGTTCTACTTCTAATTCTGCTTGTGTAGGTCTTGGAGGTGGTGGAGTTGGTGTTCTTCTTGGGGTTGTTGTAGGACCGACAGGATTGCCTTTTTTAAATTCTCCAAGATATTCTACTTTAATATTTCTTAAAACACCAGGACCCAATGTTCCTGTTGGTGATAATGATCTAAAAGATGCTTGACTTAAATCAATTACTCTCTCAGAAGTAAGTGGTCCAACATCATTAATTTTTACCAGAATAGATTTTCCAGTGTCTAAATTAGTAACACGAGCATATCCTTTTTTTCCAGTTCCAGAAGGAACACCAAACTGATTTCTAATGTCTATTTGAATTGCTGCGCTATATTCTTCCGTATCAAAACGATCACCTTGCGAAGTTCTATTGCCCTGAAAACCAGGACCATAATAACTCGCTTGTCCCTTTACAAAACCTGACATTATAAACTTACCTCCTTGTTCTGATATTTATTATTGAGTGACACTTAATCTATTTGTCTCGTTTTGGTAATATTGGGATTGTTCAAATCTAGCAGCATTAATTACAGATTGTGATGGTGGTTCATTTGTAACTCTAGTAAATCCTTCTCGTTCTCCATCTACATTTTTATAAGTCGTAACTTCCCACTTACCATCTGCGGTTTGTCTAACTGTTGGTTCACTTGGTATTCCAGTTGAGGTTGTTGTTGGTGTTGATGATATTTTTTCTTTATTATTTTGAATATCTTTCTGATCTTTTGGTATTTCTTTTGCCCTATCAAAATCTTGTTTTGTTGGTTGCGCTGCTTCGGTTGGCTTATCACTACCAATTACTTGACCACTATGAGGTTGAGAGGCATTATATCTTGTGATGTTTTTAAATTCTGTTGACTTTTGGGTTTTTACTTCTTCTAATGAAATATTGTTCTCATAAGTTCCTCTGCCTAGAACAGCAGTAATGACTGGAACTTGATTGAAAGGATCTAAAAAGTATCCTCTTACCCATTCTCCACCAGTAAGACCTGTTGATCCACGACTTGCGTTTCCTTGAGTTGTTGGTCTCTCCACAATTGCCCAAGGTAATTGATCGTTTGGAGTTACAGTTCCAGACTTATCGTGAATACCTACAATTCTTACTTTAACTCTATCTCCCCAACCATCGGGATCAGTTTTATCTAGAGTTTGATTTGGTGGAACTTGCCCAATAAACCACTGATAGTTAATTCCAGCAAATCCAATATTTGCCGTCATCCTACAAGACCTCCTCTAGATTTGCTATTTTTACTATATCTACCATAAGTATCTCTAACTAATGTTAAGGAAGTAAAAGAACGAGTCGGATCAAAATTGTGACTCAGATCTAGGATCAAATATCTACCACTTTGCTGATCATCATATGCTCCTAGATTTCTATTATCTGTGGTTCTTTTTTCAAATAAACACTCAATTACATCACCAGCTTTTAAATTTGGATTACAGGGGACTGTAATATTTAATACTTGAGTAAACAGTAAATTGTATCTTACAGTTGATAATGCCTGCCATAATTCTGGACTATTGTTAGTTTCAATGTCAATGCCATCTTCTAAACAACCAATGTCTAAAATATGAAAATGAGTTCTATGATAATTGCCAAATTCTTGAGGGACCTGTACATCTTTTCCAAGATGTGCTTTAAGTCCTTTTTCACCCAATTTTACAATGACTTCTTTATATTCAAACGTTCTTGGATTGAAAAATATATTTCTTGAGGAGTAAACACCACTTCTCAAAACATTCAATAAACTTTGATTTCTAGACTGGGACATAGATAAAATTTTATAATCATTTTCCTCATCATCTTTTCTTAAAACAGAGAACTTTTTGTATGGGTTATTTTTATTTACTGGTTCCGCAGATATTAACTTGCTTATGGACTTAAAGTTTATTCCATTTTGATTTTCATAAATGAAATATCCAGGATCACTGTTATCATTTGGAATAGACTTGGATGCTAAACTAATCAATACAGTAAATGGATCTTTATTTCCACCAAAGAAGTTGTAATTTTTAAAAGTAGGATCAATAAAAATTCTATTTGATGGAACTTTCAAAATCTCAGTCAATATTTTAAATACACTGTCAGCAATATTTCCCTTATATTTTTTATTCACAATAGAAGTTTCATTGTCTTTAGCAGCTTTAGATATAAGATTAATTGCGACAACTTCTCTGCTACCCTCTTGTTTTGCTACAGGAGCACCGTTAACATATAGTGGAGTTCTTTCAAAATTAAGTGTTCCTAATTTTGATTTAATTTTAAAAGAAACCGCTTCATTTCCTACGATTGGTAATGAACTTACAATTGTTCCTGTTCGCTCAGAAGAATCCTGCTCTTTTGATGCCTGAAGAGATGATCCAGTATCAACAATCACCATACTTGCTGTGATGATAGGAGATAATAAACTCTCATAATATGAAAAATTGATTGTTTTTCCAGATAGATCTACTTTGACACCATTCTTCTCAATGTATAAAGATTCATATAGTGATGATGCTGATGCTGATCTTGACATTTACTTTATCCCCAGAGTGCTGATGATTCTGAATAATTATTGTTAGATGCTATAGTCTTATTTACCTCTTTTATGACGGGAAATGGCATCACTTTGGTTCTTGTTCTGGTAAAGACGAAAGAAACTTCTGGTTCTGATTCACGATATTCTGGTCTTAATAATTGATCAACAAGTCCTCTCACTGCTGGAGCAACAACATCTACTTTCTTTTGTTGATCTTTAATTTTTTTAATCAATTCTGGAGTTGGACCAGAATTTAAGTGTCCAAGGAAATACTTTTTACCATTCGCATCCTGTATAACAACAACATTACCATATCCAGCAAAAGAAGAATCGGACCCTTGGGGGACAAATCTTACAAATTTTAATCCACCAGTAAGAGTAATAGATTGTCCAGGATTACCAGCATAGTCTTCACCTGCGTGTAATTTACCTTCTCTCATACCAATTCCAGAACTAAATCTTAGTGCCGATGTCATTGGTTTACCATTAACCAAAATATTAGATTTTACACTTGTTGGAATCCCGCCACCTGGAGTGCTATAATCTTCAATGTGTATGTGTGATCCCCCAGGTCCAGCAGGAATCACTCTTCCAGTATATCCAACTGTTCCAATTACGTCAGATGGATCAAGTTTAATAGCAGTTGGTGATGAAAATGGATCATCAACTCTTGGTGTTCCTGGAGGAGTTGGAGTCGGAAATGGCTTTCCTTTTTCGGCATTGGCGAATAAATCTAAAAACTGTCGGAAACTTTCATTCACTCTAGAAAAAGTATCATTAACTCCATCTTTTTCACCAAGCAAAATAGAGTTAAGTTTGACGCCAGAAGCAACTTGATTGAACCCCTCAAACGAATCAACACTTTCAATCGCTCTTCTACCTAATGGCGATGGAGTTGTGCCTCTAAATCCACCAGCAACTGTTGTTTTTGTCGCCTGAGGTTTGACTGTACCACCTTTGGCAAATTTTTGAACTGGTGTATTTCTAGAAGGAGTTCCTGTTTGTGGTGTTGTGTTAGTTGAAGGTTTTGTAACTGGTATTGATCCAACAACAGTAGGTGAAGGTAGTGTGGAAGATGGTCCACTGGGTTGTGACTGAGGTGATGCTGTGCTTGAAGTTTGTTGGGGATTATTAAATCCAAAAAGATTATTCCAAAAATTATAAACACCATCAGCGACATTTACTAACTTATCCACCTCTGTTTTTAATTTTTCTCTTTCTTTATCAATATTTTGCATTACTGCTTTTGGATATTTGTCAACTAACCATATGATTCCCATTATACCATCACCAATAATTTTCAATGTAAACTTGGTGGCATCAATGATCCACTTATTTTCAGAGAAAAATTTCTTTAGACTTTCTATAATCTTTGGTAGATTGTTTATTAGTAATCCAAGTAATACAATTCCAAAAAACTCTTTTACCTTATCAAAAAATCCTAGGGGACCAGAAAGAATTTTTGATTTGATTGATTCTACAGATTTTGATATGGATCCTCTTTCTATCTTGTTTTCTTTTTGTTCTGCTTGTTGTCTTTCTGTCTCTGTAAATAAAAATCTAGCTTCGTCTTTTCTTAACTTGATGAGTTGCTTATTATAACTCACAAGAGAATTTTTTATATTTGTCGCGTTAATCTTTAATTTTTGTACTTGTATTTGTTCCATACCTTATACAAAAATACCGTACATTTCGGTAGAAATTTTACGCCAAGGATTTGACATATTAATACTGTCCCTATATGGTTCTTCAGTAGCAACTCCACCATCTATCGCTGGCATATTGCCCACGATTGTTTCTTCTGGAAGATTTATGGGAACAATCATTTTTGCTGGTGCTCTTCTAGTCGCCTTTAGATCAGATCTAGAGACAGATCTTGGCATCACAATATTTGTAACTGCTTGATTCGGTGATACTTCTTTGGGTATAAAAGTTCCACCACCTTGTCCACCTTTTAACTTTTTGTCTTTTTCTTTATTGACAAATTGATCTAATTGTTGCTTGAAAAGTTGTAAATTATTGCTTAATTCATTTAATGAATATCTCATTGTCTCATTTGATGAGACAAGTTGCTTCACTGCTGCACTAAATGATAACCACATTCTGCCAGCATTGTTATTGATGTCCTTTAGAAGAGGTCTGAATAAGTTTGCTGCCGATGTACGAATAACTTCTTCACCAGGAGATAGTTTTACTGGAACACTATCAACATTTCCTGGTCCTGTGCCGCCGACCGTTCCACCTAAAGAGAATCCAGGAATTGTCCCTCCAGTAGACTTAAGCACAAAACCTTGTGGCAATTCTCTACCACTTTTTTGCCATAATTGTCTTGCTATGTCTCTGGCGGTTTTATCACTACTATTCAAGTATTGAATTAAATCATCTGGGTTATTTTTAGCTATTTTTGTTAATTGAATTCTGGTAGTATTAGTAAATTGTCCTGATGTGGTTCCGACTGATTTTTTAGATATTGGATTTTTTGCTGCTGCCGTTACGCCTCGCCCTATACCAGTTTTAATTCCATACTTTGCTGCCAGTCTTCCAATAAGAGGTATAGCTACAGGTTCATCTCCAGGAAGAGCTGGTATAAGTAAAGCAATAATTGCTACTATAGTGGCAATATCTGCTGCTATATCAACAATATCCAAACCACTCTGCCACCAAGGTTTACCTTGTGGTTTTTGTGTTGGTTGTTGTGTTGGTTGTCCAGTTGGAGTCGGTGGTGTAATGGTAGGAGGTCTTACTACTGGTGGAGCAAATAGAGGTCTAAAAGTTCTTGTTTTCTTTAATTGTTGTGCTAATAATTCTGCTGTCGCTCCACCAATACCAGCGATACAACTAAAGACAGGACCACATCCACCACCAGTAGGACCGCCACCACCAGATGGTCCACCACCACCTCTTCCTCCACCACCAGGAGGTCTAGGTGGTCTTCTTTTAAATAGATCTAAGATTTTTCTAATCTTAAGAACTAATCTTAAAAGTTTATAAGTTCCAAAAACTACGAGTAATTCTTTCCAGTGATTTGCTAGAAATCCAAAAAACTTTGCTAATTTTTCTCTATTTTCTTTTTTAGAAATCCAGTTAAATGCATTATTGACAACTAATCCAGTAACAATAATACTAAAGAAATCTAATATTCTTTGGAAGATTCCTTTCGCTGGTGCCGCTACTTTATCAAATGCTTTGACAATATTTGATCCAAACTTACCAATAGATTCAATTGCCTGTTCTTTCTTTGATGCTCTTTCTCTACTGACTCTTTGTTTGTAACCACGAAGTTCTTGTCGTTTCTCAACAATTCTATTCGCAAAATCTAGTGATAATTGCTTTTGAATCTCAACGAGAATTCTATTTGTCTCTACTAATGCTTCTAGTTGTGTAGATTCTGTTTTTAATGTTGCTCTAGTTTCAGATGGTTTTACAAAACTAAATACGGATTTTTTAAGTTTAGGAGTGGACGCAATTTGAGCACCAGTCATTACCGAAGAAGAAATATTTCTTCTACTGATCTTTGGTACTGATGGTGCTCTATAAATTGGACTGTTAAATTCCACTCTGTTGTGCTTTTAAGTTTTCTTCTTCTATGTAATTTTGAAGCAATCCAACATAAACTTCACGCTCCCAAGGCATCATATTTTCAAGTTCAGTCAATGAATATTTATGGTGCTGCATGAGGGCAAAGTTTGTTTGGTAGTATGACTCAAGATTAGTATGAGCCATACTCAGGTGAAAAAACTTGCCAGACCCTCCAGGATAACTTCACTTTCAACTTTAGTATTTGGATTCTTGACTTTGATTGTGTGAGATAGTTTTGGCATCGTCACAAAGAAGTTTTCAATTTCTTTAAACTGTTTTGTATTCATTTGCTCCACAAATTCTTCAAGTTCTTTTTTGCTACAATCAGCAGCACTCCAAGACTCTTCTTGATCATAAACCATATCAATACAAGAAATAATCATTGACAAAGACTTATTTACATCTGAATCAGACTCGTTAACTTCAAAGTTATTTTCAACAAATTGTTCCAGTGATGGATACTTAAGTTTCATTGAAAGATTCTCATCCAATTTAATAATATTGGAGTGATTTGGATCTTTTTGAACTTTAATGTCATCAATGTTGAGTTCCATCTGAACCTGTGTCTCACCATCATCAGGACAAGTGACATTCACTTCAACAGTTTCACCAACAGACTTGGCACGAACATTCAAAAACAAATATTCAATATCAAACGTGGAAAGTTCAGAAACTTTTACTGTTTTTGTAGCAATACAGTCGGAAAGAATTTGAACAATCGCATTTGAAATCTGCTTCGTATCTTCAGATTCCAGTGCCATAATTAGAATTTTTTCTTCTCTGACTAGAAATGGTCTGTATCTAATTTTCTTTCCAGTAGAAGGCAATTCCAACTCATACGTTGGCGTAGAGATCTTTGGTAAAGGCATAATGACCTATAGAAATTCAGTTGTGATTATTTATCAGCGTATTAAACGTCCAGTTGTTGGGTCTCTTCTTACACCTTGACGAATTTCTGTCGGTGTTAGTTCTCTATTTGATGGTGCTGTCGTTGGTTGTGGAGGAGTCGGAGGAACTGGTTTTTCCGTAGTTTGTTGAGTTCCTTGATTTTCTTTTGATGAAGCGTTTGAAACTTCGGTATTATACAAGTAACGATCATAATTCATCGTTACGGTAATTTTCATTAAATCTGTTGGACCATAACTTACTGGAATACTTGTTATGGACTTTGGGAAAGCATTAATAAATTGATAATTAATACTTGACTTTCCACCCTGTAGATAGTCTCTTTCAAACTTTTTAATATAAACTTGAGAGTTTTTATAGTACTTTGGATAGTTAAATCTTCTGAATGAATTTAACTCCGCAGTTTGTGCTGGTCCACCCCCAGAAACAAAGTTCATCCAGAATTCAAAAAATTTTAAAACCTGATAGTCGTGATCAATATAAAAAGTAAAATCAATGTCAGTATAGATTCTAGTATGAGCGAACTCTTGAGTTACTCCCATAAAATTATCTTTAACCTCAGCAGTCGCATAGGTTGATGAAGGAAGAGAAGCATCACTACACATTAATCCTAAAGTAGTTCCAAAAGAACTAAAATCTACACCTTCCTTATTCAACAATTGAGATTTAAATGTTCCTTGCCACCCATCACCAATAAAGACCTGATATAAATTGGTCGTTGCCATATTGCCAAAATATGCTTTGGCATTACGCATTGTAATGTCAGTAATTGCTGGGACCGGCATCTAAATACCTTGTGCGAACCTTACATTATAAAGTATTTAGATGTCATATAAGGGAAAATACCAACCATCGTTCCCCAAAAAATATAAGGGAGATCCGACAAATATCATATACCGATCATTGTGGGAAAGAAAGTTTATGGTCTATTGTGACCTCAATGAGAAAGTGTTGGAATGGGGATCAGAAGAAATGTTTGTATGGTATAGATCACCAATAGACAGTAAACCACATAGATACTTCCCTGATTTTTATATCAAAGTTCAAGAATCTAGTGGTCAAGTTAAAAAGTATTTGATTGAGATTAAACCAAAAAGACAAACGACTCCTCCTCCCAAACAACAGAGACAGACTAAAAAGTATCTCTATGAGGCATACGAATATGCCAAGAATCAGGCAAAGTGGGAAGCAGCAAAAGAATGGTGTGCTGATCGTGGATATGAATTCAAAGTTCTCACAGAAAACGAATTAGGTATTTAAGATGCCTAGAAAGACGCTCAAGCAAAGACAAGAAGGAAATCCGACTGATGATAATCAAAATCGGGTTCGTTCTATTATTGACAATGTAATTGGTAATGAAGATCCTGACGATTTAATGCTTGAAATTTTAGATGTTTTACAAGAAAGTGGACGAGTTCCACAGGCAGGAAAGTATTATACATTCGTTTATTCCCCAAAAACACCAAATATATCTTACGATCAAAATCCTCTAGTCGCAGTGACTGAAGTTTATAAGTGGGGATTTAAAGCAATTAACTTTCATTGGGGTGAATTAAGACAATATACCTGGAGTGAAGTTGCTGGGCAATTGTATGAGGTTTATCCTGATGAACTTGCCGATTTGAGAGAGATACCTTTTGCCAATATCCGTCTAAATAGTTAAAAAATAGCCAAAATGGCAACAAATTATAGGTATCCAAGAGAAAATATAAAAGCAGGTATAGATTACCTTCAAATTCAGGTGATTAAAACTGAATTTGGAACAAATATTACAAAAACAAATACATCAACAGGAACAGTTCTTCGTAATAGCGGGCAAAAAAATCCTAGTGGAACTGGACCTGGAGGTCTTTATCAAAAACAATTAACAACAACAAGAAATGTTCTTCTAGAAGAACCAGGATTTGCAAAAAACAAAGCTACCGCTGAGACTATAATCTCAACAATTATTTTACCAATGCCATCAAATATAAGTGATTCTAATCAGGTCACTTATTCTGATGATAGTTTAGACGCAGTAACTGCCGAAGTTGCTGGATTTGCTGGAAATTTAATGAGATCTGGTTCGGCTCAAGATATAACAAATAAAGTGACCGATTTTGTAGATACGATTGGTCAAAGTTCAGGTAATTTAAAATCTATTTTTCTTGGTCAACTTGCTGCTTCTGCTGCTCAACTTCCAGGAGTTGGTAATGTTACTCTAAATCAAATTCTTGCGAGAGGTGAAAATCAAATTCTAAATCCAAATATGGAGTTGCTTTTTAATGGTCCAACGATTCGTAATTTTAGATTTTCTTTTAAAATGACACCTAGAGATGAAAAAGAATCTTCTGAAGTAAAAAATATTATTAGAACATTTAAACAGAATATGGCACCCAAAGCAAGTGATCAATTCTTTTTAGGTGCTCCAAATATCTTTGAATTAAGATACGTTGAAACAGATAAAGATACTGGCAGAGCATCCAACCATAAGTTTTTACACAGGTTCAAACAATGTGCTCTAACTGATATTACCGTCAATTATACTGGTGAAAACATTTACGCAACATATGCCGATGGAACACCAGTTTCTATCATTATGGATCTAACCTTTAAAGAACTTGAACCAATTTATGATATTGATTACGAAGGAGTAGGAGGAGTAGGATACTAAAATGGGATACTTTAGAGAACTACCAAATCTAGCATATCAATCATTTTTACCAAACAAAAACTCTTCGCAGGATTATGTCATTGCGAAGAATCTTTTTAGAAGGGTTAAACTTCGTGATGATTTATATAATGTATTTACAGTCTTTAATAAGTATGAGATCAAGGATGGTGCTCGTCCAGATACAGTTGCTGACGAGATCTATGGAAGTCCAGAATTAGATTGGGTTGTTCTAGTCACCGCAAATATTACAAGTGTCAGAGATCAGTGGCCCTTATCAGATTATCAACTTTATAATTATGCCGAGAACAAATATGGAAATGATCTGACCAAAATCAGATTTTATGAGACCACAGAAGTCAAAGATTCCTCAAATCGTTTAATTCTTCCAGCAGGTAAAGTTGTCGCTCAAAACTTTACGATTCCAAATCCAACAGATCCTACAGCAACTTTAAATCCTGTGACTGGGATCACGAACTATGAATATGAAACTAGAAAAAACGACGAGAAGAGAACAATTTATATCTTAAAACCAATTTATCTACAACAATTCTTGAATGATATGAGAAATGAAATGATTTATACTGAATCTTCAGAATATGTTGATGATTATTTGATTGCTACCGAAAATACGAATATAACTTTACCACAATAACTCTAGTTTCTTATCAAAAATCATCACATATCGGTGTTTGCGGGAGCGGTCTTTCCATTCTCCTTCAGCACCTTTAATTTTGCCTCTAGAGTGTTTAGTTCCGTCTGCATAGTAGAAATCTTTCTTTGGGTCTGTGAGTCCGCAATATTTAAAATTACAAGCGCGATAGATTGTACCATTATGGAAATCACTATCAGCGTAAGAGATGATTGCTTTAACTTCAGTATCCTTTCGTAACTGTTTAATCGCTCTTGAAACGAACCAAGAAGTGATATTATGCTCTCCCTGTTGGGTGTCAGGATGTATGCAAAGTCTTGAAAGTTCAAAGAGTCCTTCTTGCTCATTTCGTTCTAATCCAAATGCTCCTTGTGCGACTTCGGGAACAGGGAGTCCAGTAAAGACACAGACTCCCTGAATACCACCAATATTCAATGGGCAAAAGTCATTATTCTTATAAAGACCATAGTTATACCCAGATTTAAAACCCTTTGAAAAGTCCTTAAGATAATGAAACCGCAGAAGTAACTCTGCGGCTTCGGACTTACTTACACGATCAATGGTGTAATCAGACTTCACTCTTCGGCAAGACGGGCAAAGTAGGACAGAGCATCATCATCCTCATCTTCCTCAACCGCAGCAGCACGACGAGTCGGTTGGAGATTATTGAGTTCGGTGCGAAGATCTTCATCAAGATCCTTCACAGGACCACGAGAATAGGTCTCCTCTTCGGCAACTTCTTCATCCACACGACGGGAACCTTTGGAACCCAGCACGTAGTCAAGACGCTTCTTCAGTTCATCATAGGTCTTGAACTGGTCGGCAGCAACGAGTTCAGCAAGAGAATACTGCTTCTTCCAGACTGCTTCCATTGCGTCATCATCATCCAGAAGAGGCGAAGGAGCAGCAAACTCACTAGAATCATAGTTACGATAACCAGCAACGTTCTTTGCCTTCAGTTTGAAGTTGGCACCTTGCCAGAAGTCAAACGGATCAATCGCTTCCTCATCTTCAAACTCAGGTTGCATCGCAGCAGTCAGTTTGTCAAAGATCTTCTTACCAAACTTGAACAGGAAGACTTTACCTTCGTTAGCGGGGTTAGCAGGATCTTTCACAACGTAGATGTTGCTCACATAAGTCAGTTTACGCTTCTGCTTACGTGCCAGTTCCTTACCAGCATCGGTGCCGTTGTTCCACAGTTCAGAGTTCAGTTCCGACACAGGATCCTTCTGACCCAGAGTAGTCAGAGAGTTCTCAATATACCAACCACCAGGACCTTGGAATGCGTGACTGTAGAGTTTCACGAACGGAAGGTCCTCACCGTTCGGAGCAGGAAGGAAACGGATCACGGCATAACCATTGCCGCTCTTATCTACATCCAGTTTCCACAGACGGTCATCACTAGAACCGCTGCTTGTATTCATTTTTTCAACTTCTTTAACCAGTTTGGCAGTAAGATTGCCAAGTTTAGATTGCTTCTTAAGGTCAGCAAAAGACATTTGGATACCTCGGATAGTTTGGATTCGGGGGATTACTCGGATAGTATAACAGAAATTGCCTCAGCGGTCAATGTACTGCTTGAGGGACTCAATAGTTTTGTTCATACTACTGAATAATATGTTCATATCAGTTTCTGGTGGGAATCCCATCAGTGCCACTGATTTGCGTAGGTTCTCTTTCATCTCAACCGCTTCAGGGTCGTCTGAAAGAGATAACCTAGTATACATCACTCTCTGCTTTTCTAGCAAGAGTTCAAGTTTCTCAATGTGCTCCAGTTTGGTCTCACGGGACATCATACCAAAAGTGAGAATACTTCCGTAAATCTCCTCTTGTAACTTATTGATTTCTTTCAGTTCGTCTTGAATAATATCGGAGTCAAAAAAGTTACTCATCTATGATTTCCCTTAAAATCTTCTTGAATTGGAACACATCAATATTTAGAAATGGATTATATTTTTTGATTTTTAAACTGACGGTTTCCCACACCGGGTCCAGAAGTTTCTTATCAAACTTTTTCCCGAACAGGAATATTTTATCATAGATGACTAGGGTTTCAATAGAAATCTTCCCGCTCAGGAATCTTTTTAGAACGGGTGGATGACCTTTGGAACAGTTCAAGGCATCCTCTAATTTTGTTTCCAAGAACAATTCGCTGCTTTGCTCTTTGAACAAGTAGGTCAAACTCTGTTGTCGTCTCATCCATTCTGCGTATGTTCTTTCGCCAGAATTGATAATTTCGCCAATCCATAGGTTCTGTGGGTTGTCTGCTTCTACAAAGTTTGATACAAAAAAGTCTACTATTTCTTTGTCAGAATACTTCCTAGAAGATTTCTCAAAGAAATATTTGTCCTTACGTTTATTAAACGAAGTTAGTGATGCTCTTGTTTTTTGATGATACCTAAAATAATCATACTTGGGATTGGTGAAGTGATTCTTCAATCCCAAGTATTGAGTATAACATTCAAAGGGTGACATTACAAAGGCAAACGTGCGCGAGAAGTTTTCTTCATAAAGTTAAGACGAGTTGCGTCCCACTTTAATCTCTCTTTCAAAGGTTTTGAAATGAGTTTCACTACCGATTCTACCTCAAGACTATTGGATTCGCAATAGTGGCAGATGGCATCAATGTAGTTCAGATTTTCTTCTGCTACGATTTTTTCAATCTCAAGAGCAAATTTAGACGGCGTTAAAAACTTACTTTCTATTGCCTGTTCTAGTTCTTTATTTGGTTCCATAGAGTTCCAATTTATCTCCAACAAACTTTCTAATGTATTTGCCGAGGAGTTTGATGTATTTTGATTTGTCATATTCTTCATAGACGACGCATTCTCCATTTTCACAAGCCATAATGATTACAAGTTTTTTGACTGAAATACCAGTCAGTTCGTATAGCATACAACCATATGCCATACACTGAACAAAATAGTGTTCAATCCACTCACGTGGTTTTGGTTTTTTAGAAGTCTTAAAGTCAATTATTGCTAACTCGCCGTTATATTCAGCGATACAATCAACTGTCCCAGCAATACCCAGTTGCTTACTATATAGGGACCCTTCAAGGGCGTAAATATTATTTATGCGATTTATCTCCGCTTTCGCAATCTTAAAAAGAAAATCCGCAATCGGCGCAACAGGCGGCAGGTCCTTATTATAAAGATAATTTTCCACAAGAGAGTGCATATCTGTGCCGCGAGAAGTAGCCGCCTTAGTAACCTTATCAGCTTCCTCTTCACCGACCTTTTTACGCCAATTGATAAAGATTTCACGATTAAAATGACTCGTAATGGAAGTAATGGAAACTAGTCTAAGTAGTTCTTCTTCATCAGGCACAGAGTAATATCTTACACCATCAATGGTTTCACGCTCCAACTGGGGGAGTTCAATATCAATATGATTAAACATTAAAAACCTGCTTCCATTTTCGCAATGATGTATTCTTTAACAAGTCCAGAACGAACAATATCGTCTACACCAAATTCAATTATATCAAAAGATGGCATTTTACGCAATACTGACATAAAATCTACAATACCATTACGCTCATTAGTTTTCTGTAAGTCTGATTGAGAAGCATCACCACAGAAACAAATCTTGGTATTCTCACCCACACGAGTAATGATGGAATCAAGTTCGTGGAAATTTAGGTTTTGGAATTCATCAACAATGACGATTGAATTATCAAGCGTCGTTCCACGAAGAAAAGAAGTGGACCAGAACTTAATCGTTTCCTGTGACTTGAGATTTCCGTAGAGCATCTCAAATTCAACATCGCTTGAGAGTTGGAACATATACTTGACCATATTCTTATAAGGAATCTGGTAAATATCTGCCTTGTCATCGTGCGTTCCAGGAAGAAATCCGATCTCACGGGTGGCAACTAGTGAACGAACCAGATAGATTTTCTCATAAGGAGTTGATTCGTCCAGAACATCCTGAAGAGCATTATAAAGAGTGATAAAGGTCTTACCAGTTCCAGCACAACCATAGGCAACAATATGTTTACCAGCGGCATAGGATTCAAACAATCTCTTTTGATTATCTGTCAAGGGATCAATGTCAACCAAATAATCGGAGCTTAATGGTTTTCTCCTCTTCATTTGTTTCGCGGTCAGACCAACTCCGATGGGTTGTTCTACGTTGCCTCTTTTTCTTCTTGCCATATTAGAGTTTTTTTACGGTTGATCCTGGTGCCTTCTGTGCTTTTGCGAGCACATCATTCCATCCAGGGTTACGGTTGATAAGTTTATCTTTCCACTCACCGACTTCTCCAGGAGAAGGGCAAGTAGAAGGATCAGACCAGTCACGAGTCCAGTCTGGGTTATCATTTTTCCACTGGTCCCAGTCGTGGATACTCATTTCCACTTCTTTCTGTTCACCAGTTTTTGTATTCACTACGGGGTACGTTGGCATTGTTATAATTTCAAGATAATTTATTTAGACCCACTCAAGGAATCTGCTAGAAAGTTTTTTTATATGCTGTGAAAAATTTTTAATTGATAAATCCATTTTCATAGTATTACATATAGGGCAGCAAGAAACAGAATTATCAAGTGTATAACCTATACCATTGTCTTTCCTATCAATACCCCAGTGTGAAAAAGGAATACCAACATTACTTTCCCTTAATATTGGATTTTCACCACAATAATAACAAGGTTTTGTAATTATGTCAAAGTGCTCCTGTTTTGATAAAGACCATTCTTTTCCTCTATGTTTTGCCGAACGCTTCGCATCACCATATACTTTGTTGTGATATGAATCTTTGGTTTTTTGTTTTTTACCCTTTATTTTTGCTTTATCGGAACGAAGACAACCACAACTTTTACTTCTACCTTGTATTAAATAATCACCTCTGACTAATTGTTCTTTTCCACATTCACATTTACATAGAAAGCATCTAACAGGACGATTATTTTTACCAAAATATTGAGTTTGATGGGAGTTATTTACAACTACCCATCTATTATACTTTTCTCCTATGTTAAATGTATTTGATTTCATAGATATAACATACACTACATCTATTTATACATTCACTACATTATAAAACCCACTCTATTTCACCACCCAATGCTTCATAACAAACAGGAAACTGTTCAGCAAAAACTGCTTTACACGCTTTTGCAATATCCATATGTTCTTTTTGTGTTCCTGATTTTTCACGAAGAGCAATATATGTTATCCAACTACGGCAAGATCCCGTCATATAGATGCGTGTAGGCGTCGCTAAGGGCAGTACAAAGCGAGCACACTCCTTTGCTACCCCATGAGCAAGAAGTTCCTTATAGAGTTGCATAGAGTGTGCAAAATGCTCTTGAATCTTACTCTGAAGACTCAGTTTTTCATAATCAGAAATATCATCAATAGAGTTCTGACGATTCTTGGTATCCTGACGGCGAAGGTCAGGAACAGGGATATAATCACTCAGCAAAGAAGAATCGGCATACCGCTGAGAAAACTCTTGAAATGTGAAACTACGGTGGCGGAGAATTTGTGCTGCGATGCCACGATTAGTCTCAATTTCAAGACTCATAGTGCTCTGCTCAAAAACAGACCAATGATTGTGCTTAATACAATAACGTAGCAAACCCGCATAGTTTTCAGAATCTTGATTCGCTGGATTAGAAACTCTAGCAATATATGCCATTGTTTGTTCTGCATCGGGAGTCACACTGATAAGTTTTACAGTCATTTCTTTCCAAATCCTTTTGATGTATGTGCTTCTAATTTTGCGACTTCTTCTTCTGCGTCACGAAGTCGTTTTTTCATTTCGTGAAGTTCTTCTTCACTATACATATGATTTTGAGCGACTAATCTCTTCATCAATTTCAAGAGTTCTTTTGCTTTTTTAGTCTGCGTATCCATCGTCGTCCTCAAAAATTTCGTCGTAATCAAAAACTGGTCTCTTCCTTACATCTGGATTGGTGTAAGCAGCAGTGTCAGAATACACCTCTGCCTTTAGATTATCAACCAGGAGTTCAAGATTACGAACAATCAGTTTTAGTTTGTCTTTGTCCATAAGATAATGCTCTCTTGAGCAATTTTACCATAAAAAAAGGAGGGGATCAACCCCTCCCAATTCTATTTGAATAAAAATTGAATATAAAGCGACAATAAAGTAATTACAACCGCACAACCTGCGGTAATTTGTAATACTGCGAACATCACTTTGCTCCAACTAGTTGTGCTAATTGTGCCTGGTGACGACGCTCTTCTTTTTGTTTTTGTTCTTTGATGAGTTGTAGGAAGTTTAGCTTTTGCATCACTTGTGTCCCTCCTTTACAAACTTAACACCACGATAGGTTTCGTTGTATTGTTGGGCTTGTTGTTGCATTTGCTGTTGGTATTCAATACGCTTTTGCGTATCGTATTCAACACCTCTGTAAACGACTTTAGACATTAGGTTTTCTCCTTAATTTTGAGGCTAAAGAGCGTTCCTTCAGTCGGCTTTTGCGTCTATTTTACACTCCTTTGGAGTAATCTGTTTGATTTCCCAAATCAAATCATTTTTTGCTTGTTTTGGAATATCAACTTTATAAACTCTCCCAACCATTAACTGTGCTTGTAAACAAGTTAATAAGAGTGTTTCCATAGATGAACGATCCGTTCCGAGTCGGCTTACTTCCGTCCTATTCAGTTTAGCACTTAAGTCTCACAACATCCTTTCGGAGTTCTGATAGCAATCGGTCTTCTTTTCTTTGGTCTACTACATCGTCGTTTTTAACGATGTCCATTAGTTCCCACGCTGCGTCGCAACTTATTGTCACTTGATTGGATTTAGCAAGTTGTGGCGTAGAAATAGAAAGAAGTGGAACCCATGCCAAGAGCAAAAGTGCCTTAGTCATAGGATGAACGTTAGGGGATTATTATACCCCTATTCATTCTATATAGTCAAGTATGTGTGTATTTCCTGATACAATTTTAAAAACCTTCACGCGGAAAAATTTTGCCGGGAAATTTTCCCGCGATATGGGAAATTACTTCCGCTTTTTGGTTTTGGGTGCCTGATAACCCCAGGTCTTTGGATTGATTGTTCCGTGTCCAAAGTCAATGCTCTTCAGGTTCTCACGAAACTTATCCCAATACATATCAAACAATTTGCTTCTGCTACCTTTGGTCAGATCAAAACAAACTCTATCATCCACAAGGTACTTAACGATATAAGCATCTCTAGGTGCTTCTTTGGTGCAGACTTCGGCATACGAACCATTTTCAACGATGATGTCACAACCGTAACGTGACTTACAAGTTTCTTTTTCTGCTGATGTCCAATGGTCCATATGCTTTTCCTGTGCTTTATCAACAACCTGACTCACGAACGACCTCCCCACTGAATGTCGGGATATGCCTCCGCTACGACTTCTTTGGTAATATTATACTTCTCAGAAAGTTTCTTGTCCTTACAGAGGCAAACAATCTCCGCCTCAAGAGGATGAAGTCCTTCAAGAATATTGATGAACATTGTCTCACGACGAATGTTATTCAATGAATCATTACCACCTTTAATGAAGTGATAGAAGTTCACATACTCTCTACGAATCGTGGTGTGCCCTTGCTTATCACTTGCTCCCAAGGAGAATGATCCAGTCTCGTGCATTTTACGAACTTCTTCAGTGATCTTTGTGGAGAGAGATCCATTATAAGAAGTCTGATCTGCGTATCCAGAATAAGGAACAGCACCTTCTGGAAGAACGGAAATGATAGACTCGTCAAAGTTCCAAACAAATATGGCTTTCAGAGAGATATGCTCATACTTTTTGAGAACTTCTACCTTCTTGGCATTAGATTTCTGTTTTGATACAAGATCTAATACTTCAAATGAAAAAGGATTATTAGGTAATTCTGGAATTGGAGTGACCTTGACTGTTTTTGGTTGTGCCTTAGTCGTCGTGGTCTTCTTCTGCGTCGTCGTTGTCATAATAGTTTTCAAAGTTAAATGCGATTACTTCATCTGGAATTAAATTGCCCTGATTATCAAACATCTCAGGATGTGGTCTTGGAATCTCCCGATAGTTCATCATATATTCTCTTGCTACCCAACCTGCCATTACTCCCACTATTAGAAACAAAACGGTTAGAAAGGAACCAAAGACTAAACTAACTGCTAACATTTCTTTTACCTCGGGAAACTACTTTTCTTTTCCTTGACTTAAAGGAAAATTCAAAATAGACGGTTACTTCCCGATTTAGAAAGCAAACCATCTTCTCAAAGATGATGTGGAACGGTTGAGTCTGCTTTCTTTTTCCTCCATTAAGTATAAGTTCAACACCACGATTAAAGTGGTCTTCCCTTTTATTTAGGTCAGGATTTGATGATTTGTTGTTCCTTGAGGAATTTGATTGTGTCAACGGATCCTCCTAATTTCTTATCATCACAGATAACTTGTGGGAAAGTAGAGCCTTCGCCAAACTCGGCATAAAACTCATCTTTTGTAAAATGTTCATTGAGATTATAAACCACAAAATTACTGTTTGTCAACTCAAGAACTTGTTTGACTTTGTAGCAGTATGGGCAGTCTTCTTTTGAATATACAGTAAAGTTCATAATTTGTTATGATTTTATATTAATTTATAATAGAAAAAAGGAGGGTATAAAACCCTCCTCATTATACCACCAACTCACCTCTCCCACCACAGAGAGGGTCTTCATTCCCAAAGTTACAAGGATGTTGAAGACCTTGATATTATACGGAATTTTGAATCAAGTGTCAAGGGGTTGACAAAGTATGAGTTTATCAGTAGACTCGGTTTGTTGCCGTTGAAGAGAAGTTATAGATCTTTATTATCCTAGAAAATAAACTTGAAGTCTTACGTGAAAACTAGACCCACCAGTTCCATTTATACCAAGACCTATTGTATCATTCGCAGAACAATAACGTATCACACAAGGACTTTGGTTTTCATAAGTATCAAATACTTCAGTAATTTCTTCATATCCACCATTGATTGAAAGAACAAAAATAGTTCTATATGGTGCTGGGGTTAAGTTATCAATAGAGCAAGTACAAGAAATAGCATAAGCACCAGAAGCTGGGCAAGTATATAAGTCTGTGGAAGTGCTAAAGTTATTTCCAATATTTGTAACCGTAGAAGACCAGTTTCCTTTAGCAGAAGATGCACCAATTACTGTTAAACTTCCTGCCCCATTATAAGAAGTTGTGTCTCCTGTGTCACAAAAACTTTGGTATGGTTTTAGCACATTACCATTATTATCAATAGTTGCTCTTACTGCCGCATTGCTAACATCAACGAAACGAAGACTTGGTGTTGAGGTGCTTCCATAAACATCAATGTACCAACCAGTATTGTTATCACTTGCTCTACCAAAACTTACCTGACCACCCTCACTAGATGTATCATTTCTACCTGCCTTGATTTCTCCACCAACAACTTCAAATTTTTGTGATGGGTTTGCGGTCCCTATACCCAAACGACCACTACTATCAAACCTACCTACCTCAACACCACCTTCACCAAAAGCAATGGTATCGGCAGCAGGAAAAAAGATTCCGGTGTTTGAGTCTCCACTTGGACTTATTGATGGTGCCGCAGTAGTTCCCGAGGAAACTGTAATACTTGTAGTGTTTACGGTAGTGGCACTAACTGTTGTAAAAGTAGAAACTCCAGAAGAACTTAAAGTATTATTACCAATCTTAATTGTTCCTGACTGAACATCCAAGGCACTCGTTGGTACAGAGGTTCCGATACCGACTCTACCAGTGGAATCCTGATAGACTCCGCCAGTACCAGATTGATGTAACCAACGATTGAATCTTATATCAGACATTCTTTTTTATTTGTATTTATTATCCAACAAGATAACCACTGAAATACGTTAGACCGGCATCTGGCCATACACCACCATTAGCATTATAAATGGTGACAGCATCGTTTGCAGCAAGATTTAAAACCGCACATCCTGTTGCTTGAGTATAAGAATCTACATTATTTAAAGCGAAACCACCAGGAGAATCACTTCCATTAACTCTCAATCGTACATCAACTTTATTAGTTCCATTTGTAGAGTGTATGGAACACATAAAAACATATCTTCCGGCGACTGGACAGGTAAACGTTCCAGTTGAAGTGCTATAATGACTTCCTACATTGTGTCTACCAGCACCACTATCGCTGTTAAAAACAATAGTTCCACCAGTAGTTTGTTCTGTAACAGTTTTAGAAGCACAAAAAGATGGTTGATAAGGCATTGTCACTCTACCTGAATTGTCAATATTCCATCGCAGTATTCCTGATCCAATCTGCCCGGAATATAATCTAAAACCATCAGTATAATGGTGATGTATGCTTCCAGAAGTTACACCAGTGTCCCATCCAGATGAATGAGGACTCATTACAAATCTTCCGGTGGTATTAATTCCCGAATGAACACCAGTTATATCAATAAATTTAGTCGGATTATCAGTTCCTATACCAATAGATCCAGCAGCACCTACTCTTATTCTTTCGGTATTATTAGTACCTATGGTCAGTATATTAGTCGCAGGAGAGGCAATAGAAGCACCAGTACCAATTACTACACCACTAGAAAACGTAGAGACCCCAGAGACATTCGCAGTATAAGTAATAGTTCCGCCAGCAGTCCCAATAGCGACGTTAGTTCCACTTGCTGGAACAATAGCATTAACTCTGAGACTGCTAGCCATTTATAAACTCCTTTGTATTATCAACCAGCGAGTGCTGCTGACGCTGCTGCTGCCTCTTCGTTTCTTTGTGCTGCTGTTTTGACTAGACCTTCTTCGTATGCTGCCAGAACCATATCTGGTTTGTTGGTCGCAGTAATTGCTTCGTTGTTGTCTAACTTATGCTTGACGTAGAGGTCGCAGATTTCGTCAATCGCAATACGGGCACGATTGGTTGCTGCGTTATCAATCCAGTCTTGTGGATCAGCAGCGACGTATTGAAGTGCTAGGTCTTCTGCTTCGGTTAAAGTAACTGTGTAGTCCATACTTATATGTAAATTGTTTTGAAGTATTTATTATGGTTTAGGATATTTATTTTTTACTTCACCAATCATTTCTTTCCAACCATCATAACCTTGATGATATAATGTATCTAGTTGATCCTGAATGGAAGGGTAAGCAGAGGCACGATCTCTTTGATACTGGTTATATTCATATTCTGTTTGAAGTCTTTCACATTCTTCTACCAATTCTTCTTCTGTTGGTTTTGGAATGTCGGTAGAAAACCATTGTAAAGTAGAGTAGTCTTCATTATTCATACTCCATTCACAACCTTTATATTTGGAAAAGAGAGCTTTACTAATATTCATTGTGCAACCTCCATAACTGTTAATGTAGAAACACCTCTGATATAATCAGAACCATCAGTATCATCTGCCGTGTAATTTATACGTGTACCAACACTGTTTGGATCAAGAGTTTTGGCATAAACAGCATAAGTAATAGAAGATGTTGTATTTGGCGTATCATATAAGTTTATTGTGCTTCCAAATAGCATACCAATATCACCACTTCCATCACCAGTCCAAAGACCACCAATGTTGGTCGGGTTTCTACTACCATAACTAGTAGGCATTAATTCTGTTACTCTTGATCCATCTCTTCTGAGTTCAATAAGTCCACCCCTATTTAAACAATTTCCATTTATTGATACAATAATTAAAAATTTGCTACTCTGAAACTTTGGTGTAATTGAAACGGAAAGACCAGTTACTACTACATGACTAGTTGAATTAGTTATAAATGTATCTTGTTTGATAATACTTTGAACTTGAAGTATTTTATTTGAAATATCAACTCCACTAGTTGTTTGAATTGCTGATGTTTGTAATGTAGTTATAGTAGAAACGCCACTAGAATTAACGTTACCAGTAATGTTCCCAGTTACATTACCAGTTACATTACCAGTTACATTACCAATTAAATTACCACGAACATTACTTGCAAAGGTAACAGTAGAAACACCAACATCTGCTTCTATATTATTAACAATTATTTTGCTAGTCATACGATTGTCCAAACTCCTTGTACTGTGACGGTGTAACCAGCACCGACTGTCACTGTTCCGGCAGTGACTCCGTTAGTTCCTAATGGTATCGTCACACTCTCATCAATAGTATTTTTATTTGTTTTGATGACTCCATAACTATCAACCCATTGTGAAGCACCATTGGCACTAATTGAATCTTTAAAGTCAACAGTCGTTCCAGTTTGTGAGCGAATAGTGTTAACGTAGATACGAGTCATACGATTACCCACTCCCCATTCACGGTGACTTCATAACCTGGTTGAACTGTAATGGGACCAGAAGAAAGACCATTGGTTCCTACTGGAATAGTCACGTTTTCAGCAATGGTATCACGATTGGTTTTAATCACTCCATAAGTATCCACCCATTGCTTATCACCATTTGCGGTGATGGTTTCTTTAAACTCCGTTGTTGCGGAAGTTGAATCAATGATATTAGCTTTGAGTGTGCTCATTGAAGTTTCTAACTATTTAGAGTTTATAGCGAATAATAACTATTCCAGGACCACCAGTTGCGGTGCTTCCTGGTCCACCTTGATAATCTGCTCCACCACCGCCGCCACCATATCCAATGGCAGCAGTTCCGTTTGCGTTTCCAGTTCTTGCTCCAAAACCTCCAATATTACCTAAACCACCTTGTGGAGTTGCCTGACCTGTTCCGGCGTCTAGATTAGTGCCTCCACCCCCTCCACCACCATAGTAACCAGCGTCTCCCATAGCATTAGCAAATGGTGAAGGAACAGCAGGAGAAAGAGTAAGTCTGTTGAAATTTGGAAATGCTGCTCCCATACCACCATTACCACCATTACCAGGTTCTCCTGGAAGATCAGCAGTGCGACCTACTTCACCAGCACCTCCACCACCACCTCCTCCATTATAAGTAACTCCAGGAGTTGCTCCACCACCATCGTGACCATAATTTGCGATGGTAAATGGTAATGCTGGATGTGATGGTTGAGTTCCCGAAGAATTACCGAAATATCCAGCATCATCATCGGCACCATCACCACCACCAGAACCTCCTGGTCTACCAGGAACGGTACGACCACCACCGCCGCCACCACCATATCCAGTCATTGTCCATGGACCACCTGGATTGGCAAAAGAACTATTTCCACCATCACCACCAGAAGATGGTTGCGCACCAGAAGCTGCTCCTGCTGACCCAACAGTTGCTACATAAGTTCCTGGTGCAAGTGGAACTTCCGCACTATAAATGATGCCACCAGCACCTCCACCACCAGTTCCACCTCCTCCACCAGCACCAACAACTAATACTTCTGCTGTAATTGAACCAGAAGAAACTACAAATGGGTTTGTAGATGTGTAAACGTGATATTTAAATCCATTTCCAGGAGTTAAAGCAGTTCCACCTGTTGCGGTAAATGAAGATTGGGCAGCAACAGTTGATGTTAACGTTAACCATTGAGTTCCATCATAAACTTGTAATGCTCCAACAGTAGAATTAAAAATTAATGCTCCTGTTGCGGTAGATGCTGTTGAAACTCTTGTAGATGTTGGTGAATTTATAATTCCAGTATTTGTAGAACTTACAACAGCATTTCCAATTGTTATAGAACCAGAGCTTCCTAGGTTTATAGAACCAGAAGTAATTGAAGTGACTCCTATTTTTAGCGAATTGGCACTTACCGTAACCGTCTGACCGCTTCCAACTGGTTGTATTGTATTAACATTCAGAATACTCATAGGAGTTTTTTAGGTATTTATTATCCTTGTTTAGGATACTTTAATTTTACTGCTTCGCATTTAGCATAATACTCATCAAGTTTTGTATTATCGCCTTTTGAAGACCAATACAAAGCATCAGCAAGTTCTTTCAAGTCTGGATACTCTGGTGCTCTTAATCTTTGGTATTCTTGCTGATTATATTCTGTTTGAAGTCTTGCTACTTCTGTTTCTACTTGTTTTTTAGTTGGTTTTGATTGAGTTTCATCCAACCACACAAGACCTTCATATTCATCACCATTTAACGACCATTGTGCTCCTGGTCTTAAATTTACTAATGCTTTTGTAATGTCCATTATCCTGCTACCTCCATTAGAGTAATCATTGAAATTAATCTTTGAGTATAATTAGCATCACCGTCTGCTTCATTTCCTCTATTTACCCAAACAGTGTTTCCACCTTCTGATCTAATTCTAATTTGATATGTTAGAGAAGAAGTTGAAGATGGCGAATCTAAATATGACCCCGCATAACAATATGTTGAACCATGGATACCCCCTCCATCTTGTGTACCAAATGTTGCTCTTTGTCTACTTCCATCAGCATCCGCCAAAGCGATAGCAGTTCCATTACGAGTTATATCACCAGCAGAAAGATAATATTGTGCATTTTGTCCCATATGAACACTATAGTGAACAAGTATTTTATTGCTCGTACTTGTTGGAGTTATGGAAGCACTCAATCCAGTCACATCTACCATAGTACCAGATGTGGTTGAAAATGTATTCGTTTTTGTTGTTGAAACTACTTGAAGAATACCACCAGTTTGATTGAGTATTTTTCTTCCAGAACTATTTAAAATTGATGTGTTGGCAGTTGAAAGTTGTAAGTTCCCAGAACTATCAGCACGAAGTCTTTCTGTATTTGTTACTGGATTTCCTGTTTTAAACAACAACGAATTACTACCAGACTCAATACCTACTACCCATCTATCATCAACCGAATCTTCAGTAAAAGAAAGAAAACCACTATTTCCAGAATTTGGACGAATATTCAACTCTACGATATTAGAAGTACTATCTCTTAAGATTATGCTTCCCGGATTGTTTTTATGAATTATTTGTCCTAATACTTCTAATCTTTGGGTAGGATTTGTGGTCCCTATGCCAACCAAACCACCAGTAGTTGTGGTAATTATAGTTCCACCAGTTCCGACATTTAATCTACTAAAAGTAGAAACACCAGTAGTATTAACGTTCGCAGCAGTAATGACACCTACAAACTGAACATTCTGATTTCCATCAATCGTAAATGAAGTGCTTGTTGTATTAATACCAATACTTGTAATACCAGCAGTCTTACCATCAATCTGTACCAGAACTCTTCCCTGCGAGTTGGTAACTTTAACCTTCTCATCAATAGTAGGACTTGAAGCGTCTGCCTTTGCTTCTATATTACTAACGCGGAGAGTACTCATTCCTTTATATCACCTTTTGAATATTTAGACTACGACTAAAACGGAACCAGAAGCCACATCAATCGTGACTCCCAATCCAACTGTTACAGGACCAATTACAAGACCGTTTTTACCTGATGGGATAAAAAGATTTGAATCAATATTTTGATCTGTTAAAATGGCACCATCTACAAGAGCAATGTTACCAACTGCCTGAATTGCTCCTTCTGAATTGGCAGCACCAGCAATGGTCGTCGTATTGATTCCAAGACTCTTTGTGGTACTCAAACCTACAGAGTTGACAGCAAAGATTGTGTTTGCCGATCCACTCTGAATGCTAATGTCAACTGTTTTGGTAGAAACATTATAAGTGAATGTGTTTCCAGTTCCAATAAAGTTCAGTTGAGTAACACCAGCACCAGCGATTGAAACACCGCCAGACTGAATACCGACACCTCTTGCTAATGGATCAAGTTTCTCATAAGTTACAGATTCATATTGTATCTTATTCGTTGAAACAGTTCCTTCACCAGGAACTCCAATCGCTAGTGCTTCTCCAAGAGAAATGCAGAAGAAGTCGTCAGTTGATTGTGGTGCTGCTGCGAAGATGATTTGGTTTTCATCAATCTCATATGCTGATGATGGTTCTTGTATAACACCACCAAGAGATACTAGAATTGAAAATGGTGAACCTGGATAATGAGGATTTCCACCAGAAGTTAAGTTGAATCTTACGGTAGACCCATTAAACTGTGATGAAATATCATCCAGTTTGAGATAATTTCCAGCATTTAGTTGTCTACCAATATATGCCATTATGGTTTTTTAGATATTTATGATGGTTCTACTAAAACCCAACCAGTGGTATTATCTGCTTGGTATGCTGCCTCATCCCAAGTATAATAATTTGCTGCTCTAATTTGTTCTAGTGTTTCATCTGGTTTAGGGATTGGAGGATCCCACATACCAGTTGTAGTATTCAAAATCCAAGAATCATGACCCTCTGGTTTTGCTGGATGGAAGATATCGTGCTCGGAATTATAATACCAACCGATACCAGGGTAATTAGCACGGAAAGCTGGTTTTCCATTTGGTTCACCCGTTTCAGAATCGTAGTGAACACCCGCACGACTATTATAAGAACACTGTTTCCAACATTCGTGTCCGTGATTTTTTACAAGATGTGCTACACCAATCTCTTCTTTTTCAATACCACCACGAGTCATAGTGTCAACAGTATCCACTGCCAAAACAGCAAGAACAATATTATCAATTCCTATTTTTGCGAAATGTGCCATCTTTATAACTTTGGTTCTGGTCCTTCTGGTTTAGGGTAATTTGTTTTGACTGCTTCAATCGCAGTCATCCAGGTTCCACTATTTAGGTTCCCTGCTTTTAAATCGTGATAGAGCATATCCAATTGATCTTTTACACTTGGATATTCTTTTTCACGATTTCTTTCATAGAGATAGTAATTATAAATCTCCACTTCTCTTACAACTTCCTCTTGAATTTCTTCCCAGGTTGGTGGTTCTCTTCCTTCATCATCTTCCCACCCAACAAAAGTGGTATTTGATAAATCCCAACGGGCACCAGGACGAAGAGTATTGATAGCGGTATCTACACCAGGAACAGGATACTGAATACCCTTGAACTTTCTGTAAGCCATAAAGTATCAAATAAGTAATATACGGGAGTATTTATTGTTAACTGTGTATAAAATGGTCATAGATTATATTGCCAATTAAAGTAATTCTTGGAGATTGTAATTTTTGTTTTGAAACACTATGCCACAAATATGAAGGAAAAATAATAAGATTTCCTGGGTTTCCGTTAAAGGAAAATAGAGAGTTATCAAATTTAAGTGGAGAGTGATTTTTTTCAGATCTTACAAAATAAACAAATGAATACGTGTTTGGAATATGTTTATGTGATCTTGTAGAATCATTTTTTTGATATAAAGCTGCCCACATAGAAGTTATGGATGGATTTTTTATACATCCACCGGTAATTTTTTTATTGTAAACTTCAACACATTCTAATACATATGTTTTAAAATCTTGAATGAATGCTAACGATTTAATATCAACAGTTGAAAATGCGTTTAAATTATTATTATTTGTTTGTTTACTAAATCCTACTTTTCTTATTTCATTTTCAATAATAAAATTAATTTTTGAGGCATATGGGTGATTAAAAATTCCTACTTCAATTTTTTCTACAATATGAAAAGATTTTGTTTCCATAATAAAAATGCAAAAATTAAGTTATAGAATACGCAATAATTACAATACCAGAACCACCATTTCCGGGAGATGGACCGGAACCACCACCGCCACCGGTATTTGTATTTCCAGTAGCTCCTGAAGTTGATGGATAACTACCACCTATTCCACCACCACCAGGTCCTGCATTTCCTCGTGTTCCTCCATAAGCGCCACCGCCACCACCACCAGCATAAGTTGATAATGTTCCATTGATAGAGGAAGTTAATCCATTTCCGCCGGGTCCAGCAGTTCCACCACTTGCTGCTGTTCCAGGACCTCCGGCACCTCCTCCGCCGCCACCTGCACCTAAATTGTCACTGCTACCAGTGCTAGAACCTGCTCCACCATCATTCCCTTGACCTGGTGTACCAGTTCCAGGTGTTCCCATGGATGCTTGTTGACCAGATCTTGCCCCACCTCCACCAGAACCACCGGGTGCTCCACCTCCACCACCAGGAGGTTCTCCAGCTCCGCCAGCACCACCACCAGTTGAAGTAATTGTAGCAAATACTCCTGGTCCACTTATATAGGAAGGATTTCCATTAGTTCCCCTAGTGGCGGCGTTACTAGGTCCAGATCCTCCTCCACCAACTTCAATGGTGTAAGGACCTGGTGTAAAGTTTACCGTTCCTGTTCTCATTCCTCCGGCGCCGCCGCCTCCACCAATATAATAACCACCAGATCCACCGCCAGCAATCACAAGATATTCCGCAGATTTTTGCCCAGCTGATACTGTAAAAGGTCCTGGACCAGTAAAGGTGTGAACTTTATATCCAGGTCTAGATACTATACTTTCGCTTCCTCCAGAAGCAGAAAAGAAAGTACTATTTCCAAAATCAACCCATGCTGTTCCAGTGTATACTTGACCTGTGCCTGTTGATGAATTAAATATTAAACTTCCAGTTGCAGTTCCTATACCAGCATCACGTCCTGTGGTTGAAGTTGTTCCTAAACCAACAATATTATTTCTTATAAACGCACTACCGACAATAATACTTGTCGTAGCACCGACTTGAATACCACCAGTAGCAGTGGTCATTCCGGATACTACAAGACTATTTGTTCTTACATTTGCAGTTCCAGCAATACCTGTCAGAGCACTACCATCACCAGAAAAAGCCGTAGCATATGCTGTTCCAGTAACCGTTACACCAGAACCAGTGGTCTCTATCTTCTTACTATTATCATACCACAACTCTACGGCACCATCTTGATTGAAAACCGCATAAGTTTCAATACCAGTCGGGTTGGTCATCTTAATGCGATTACCACCTTCAATCAATAGATTACCAGTTCCATTATCACGGATAATACTATCGGTGCTGTTATGCCAAATTAAAAGGTCTTGACCGTCTCCAAAATAGGCAATGTCTCCATCACCCCAGAAAGACGATGACTGGAATGTGGAGACGCCTGATACATTTAGTGCTGTGGAATTAACATCCCCGTAGTTTGGTGCGGTAATAGAAGTTGCCGTTATTACACCACTGATATTAATGCCCGTCAAAGGTGCGGTGCTTGAAATACCAGAACTGGTGATTTGTGTAAGACGGTCAAGTGCCATTTATGTTACTGCGGTGGTTGTCCTTCTGGTTTTGGATGTCTTGCTTTTACTGCTTCTACCATCTGAACCCATTTACCATTCTCCAAATTACCAGACTTGATATCATCATAGAGAAGGTTCAGTTGGTCTTTCCAATCTCCATACTCCGTTTCACGATTACGGGCATAGAGATAATAATTATAAGTTTCTACATCCTTTTGAATTTGTGCTTCTACTTCTTCCCATTCAGGTGGTTCAGATCCGTTTGGACATTCCCACCTTGTAAAGGTCCGATTATATAAGTCAAACTTAGCATCAGGACGAAGATATTTAATAGCAGTGTCAACACCAGGCAAACGAATATTCATTTCAGTAATCTCCTAATATAAGGTATTATTCAGCAGCAGTCTCAGGGGTAACAAGATCCCACGCTCCGTTCTCTTCATCCCACTGATAACGTGAACCAGCAGCGACTTCTGCTTCGGTCAGTTCAGGTGCGGGACCAACAGGTGATTCCCAATCAGCAGTTTCGTTATTGAGTACCCAAGACTCAAAAGGCTTTGGTGGAACGAAAGCATCTAGTCCAGCATTGTATGAGTAACCAATGCCAGCATAACGAACTCTCATATTGCTGTTGTAAGAGGTCTGGACCCACTTACCACCTAGAAGCTTCTTACAGAAAGCAATGCCTAGAATCTCATCCTCTTGACCTGTATGAGGATCGGTAATATCTTTGTTGTCTACTACGATAACTTGTGTGACGACGTTGTTCTCGTCGAGTTGAGCAAAGTGTGCCATAAGTCTTTATTCGTGAATATAATAAATGAATGGTATGTTTTTATTTATGCTTTATGAAGGATAGGAGATGATGACGATACCAGATCCACCAGCACCTCCGTTTCCACCACCACCAGATCCAGCACCGCCGCCACCTCCTCTGTTTGTTGTTCCGGCAGTTCCTGGGCTAGGAGATGGCCAAGTTCCTGCGCCGCCAGCACCTCCACCACCTGGTCCACCAGGAGCTATAGATGTTGGTCCCCCAGTGTGACTAGACCCACCTCCACCACCAGCATAAGTTACTGACGATCCAGAAATTGTAGAAGATTGTCCAGATCCACCAGTTCCTCCCAAATTTGCATTGGTAGTTCCACCACCAGCACCTCCAGCTCCTCCACCTCCACCGGCTGCTCTACTAGATCCATCACCACTATTTCCAACTCCGCCAGGGTTTCCTTGTGGTGGTGATACTGGTGGAGTGTTTCCAGTTCCAGCAGGATTGTTTACACTAGATCCTCCTCCAGATCCACCAGGATTTCCAGATCCATTACTACTACATCCATATCCACCACCCGCAGAAGTTATAGATGAAAATATAGAAGGATTTCCATTCGTAGCATTTTGTGGCGAGTCACTTGTGCTGCCATTTCCACCAGCACCTACAGTGACTGAATAAGGTCCGGGAACTACAGGTAATCCAGTTCCAGTTCTAAAACCACCAGCACCACCACCAGCGCCAGCATTATGACCCCCACCTCCTCCACCGGCGACCACAAGATATTCAACGTCACCAGCTCCAAAATTAACAGTAAATGTACCAGAACTTGTAAAGGTGTGAATAGTTTTACCACCAGAAAAAGTAATTGTTCCGCCAGTAGCATCAAAATTACTTTTTAATGGAATCCAAGATGAACCATTGTAAAATTCTATTTTTAAATTTGTGATATTATAAATTAAAGCTCCGATAGCAGTGCCTACACCAGCATTGCGTCCAGTAGTTGTTGTAGAGCCTAGACCAATTTGATTACTTCTTATAAAACTATCACCGACATTGATACCACCAGAAAACGTAGAGACACCAGTAGCATTTACCGTTCCAGTTAAGTTTCCACTAAACCCACCAGTTGCTGTGATAACTCCAACAACAGAAGCACCAGCACCAACCGTAAGTCCACCAGTTGCCGTTACAATACCCGCAACCGCAATTCCACCATTCGCAGACAATTGAATGTTTGTCGCTGCGGAGTCTGGATTTTGGACGTTATATGTGCGGAGTATTGACATTATCTAAATCTTTTTAAATATTTATTATCACATCAAATATCCCCAAAAATTACTATGTCCCATATATATTGATGAACTTGCTGTAGCATCTCTACTTCTAAAATCTACAATATCGTTGGCAGATAAAGATACAAGTAATTGAGCAGAATAGGATCTTGTAAGATCACCATAAACTAATGGTTGTACATCAGATCCACCGTATGTCTGTGTTCCATTTACTGTAAAACATCCACTTAAATTTCCATTTACGTATATTGAAACACCAAACAAATAGACACCAGCAACTGGTGCTGTAAATCTATATGTTGAAGTATTGAAGTGACTTCCAACATTTAAATCGGCGGTGTTAAATTGAAAAATGTTACCAGCAGAATAACTTACATTTCCTGCTGCTCCCGATGCGTTAAATGCTGGTTGATAAGGTCTTGTGACTCTACCAGCACTATCCATTCTCATAATTTCTGTATTACCGGTTCCAAATGCTAATCCATAATTAGCCCCATTTGGATTAAATTCAATATAACCTTGCTCAGTTACGTCAGTTACATTAACTATTTTAGTTGATGCGGTGGTCCAAGTACCTCCAGAGGAAAACCTTGTTGCTTTAATTCTTATATGATTTGTATTATCTCCAGTAGAATGGGTAAATTGTCCCACTGTAAATGCAGAACCTACAGTATTTGGTAAAGTTATTCCAGTTCCAACATTAGAAATAGAAGCATTTGGAGAAAGTTGTAGTGAAACTGTTGGGTTTGTGGTTCCCATTCCAACCAAACCATTAAAATAAGAACTACCAGTAACTTGAAGTGGTTGTGATGCTGTTCCTGTACTTGTTCCACTACCTATCAGAACAGGACCACTTGAAAAAGTAGTAATACCACTGATACTTACGTTTCCAGAATTATCAGAACCTACAAGTCTTGTACCGCTTGAAGGTAATTCAAGCGTGTTGTTTCCTGCTGCATTTGGAGCAGCAATTTCAACATATCCACTTGAATCACCGACAATACGTATCTTAGCCATTAGATATTATCTTTTTAAATATTTATTGTGGTTTAGGGTACTTATCTTTTACCGCTTGTATTTGTGCTGCCATCTCTGGTGGAAAAACTCCAGCGTGAAACAGAGCATCAAGTTGATCACCGATTGATGGATATTCCGGTTTCCTATCTCTTTGATATTGAATACGTTGATGTTCTACTATGAGCCTTTCTATTTCTTGATTAATTTCTTCTTCTGTTGGTTTAGTTTGGATTTTATCCAACCAAGTTAAACCCTCATAAGTTTCTCCATTAACAAACCATTCTGCACCAGGTCTTAGTGATTGAAGTGCTGCTGTTACATCCATTATCCTGAAATCTCCATTAAAGTAATTGTTGAGGACATTCTAGGGTCGTCACCTTGATCTGCGTCTGCTCTAGATCTATTAATATAGGTTGTAAAAGTACTATCTTGAACGATGTAAATTTGATAAGTTAAAGAGCTTGTTGAACTTGGAGAATCTATATAGGTAAAAGAGCGATGCATTCCCGACTGGTCAGCATCATTATTTGATCCGAAATCGCCAGTTACAGTATATCTACTACCAGCAGCTGCTCCAGAAGCAGCAGTTATATGTGATCCATCTCTATAAATTCTAAATCCACCACCACTGTTGCCTCTATTACTATCATAATTAACAGAATACATTACAAGTATCCTACTTGAAGTGCTTGATGGAGTTATAGAAGCAGACAATCCAGTAATAGCAGTAGGTGAAGTACTACTTGAAGTAAAAGTATCGGTTTTTATAGTTTGTACAACCTGAAGAATACCTCCAGTTTGATTTAGTATTTTCCTTCCAGAACTATTTAAGATTGATGTGTTGGCAGTTGAAAGTTGTAAGTTACCAGAATTATCTATGCGAGCTCGTTCACCTGTGCCAGTCATAGCAAAAGCAAGAGCATCAGCAAAATAGATATTATTTAAGGTTGTTTTTCTTAAGTTAAGATGATTATCAGAGCGTAACTCATCTATAGAAAGAATTGTTCCATTAACAGTTAAACTATCCGTTGGATTCGTTGATCCTACGCCAATTCTACCACTCACATAAGCACCACCAGTGACCTGTAATCTTTGCGATGCGGTTCCTGTTGAAGTTCCAGAACCAATCAGGACAGGACCGTTAGTAAATGTAGAAACCCCACTACTATTAAGATTACCAGTAACATTACCAGTCAAGTTACCATTAAAACCACCAGAGGCAGTTACAACACCAACAATATTAAATCCTTGGTCAATGCCAGTTACTGAACCGTCTCCGCTGATAGATACAGACATTTGTTTATCTCCTTATACTACGGTCCAAACGGAACCTGATGGTATCGTGACCACGACTCCTGCGTCCAAAGTGATCGGTCCGGCACTCATCGCATTCTTTCCTGACGTGATCTGATACGAGGCAGTCACACTCGTATCGTTCTCATAAAACACGGCATTACCACTTGCCCCAGCAGCGCCACCAAAACCACCCCAAGCAGCGGCATAACCTTCAAACTGTTGGTTCTCGGTATTATAACGAATCATTCCAGGAACAGGAGTACCAGGTCTCTCTGATGATGTTCCTTTCGCAATTAAAATATGAGAAGTCGTCGTGAAACCAGCGTTTCCAGTAACGGTAAGAACACCGACTGTGCTAACTCCACTAACGACTAAACTATTGGTTCTTACATTTGCAGTTGATGCCGCACCAGTAATGATAGGAACATTTAGAACACCTGTAATGTTTAGGTTGTCTAATGTTACCGTTCCTGTGCTTCCAATACCAGCGGCGGCAATCTTGGTAAAAGCCATCTATATGATGTTTTTCTTTTATTTATCGCACTAACATATCCCAAGAAGTCACAACACGCTCTTTGTTGCTTGCGTTTGACTGTGCGTAGTGTAAAAGCACACTTGGAACGATATACATCACACCTTCTTTGGCATCAGGAGCAAAAGCAAGTTGTGTGGTATCGCTTACTGGATCGTTCCAAGGACCAACGAATACCGTTGGTTTATGAACTTTCTCATCGTACTCAACATATAAGATACCACTGTAACCGTGACTACGATGGTTGTGTACGGTCTGATAGTCTTCTTTTTTATATTTGATGGTCCAGATGTCGGTGATTTGATATTCTGAAACTCCTGACTCCTCACAGAACTTTTTTAGTTCTTCATTGAAGAGCATATCAAAGTCCAGAGCATAACTTTTACCGTCCTTCTGGCGGTCTGTATAAAAGTGTTGAAGACCCTTCTTTTCAAAGTTCTTTCTTTCAATCTTTTTATACAGTGCCGCCTTTTTTCTGGACCAGTCTTCTACCTCATAACGGTAGATGGGTACAAAAAACAGTGGATGTATCATTGAGGAATCCTCCAACCATTATTTTGCTTATATGTTCCATTGAGTAACTTATAAAAACCAGACCTATCCATATTATTTTCATCACAAAACTTGGTTAAGTTATTAATAGTTATAAGTTCTCCCTCCGGATTTAAAAGTTGATAAGTTTTAGCGTTTGAGTCACCTATTTTTCTTTTATGTCCTTCGGGCATAACTCTACCACGAAGAGGACTTGGGCGACCTTTCCAGGACTCACTCATTTTTCTTCTAGTTTCTTCACTTTTTTTGCGACCTTTTAATATTTGACTTATGTATTTTTTACATTCTTCTGTATGCTTTCTACCCTTACTTGCTTCCCCAATTTTTCTTAAAGTTTCTTCACTACGGTTGCTACTATAATAACTTATTTTTGCCCTAGTTTCTTCACTTACAGGATGTCCCATTAAACTTTCACTTAATCTTTGTCTTGATGCCTCATATAGATGAGAGTTACAATATACATCTCTTCCACCCATCATCATATGAGCGCATATCATTTTATATGTTCTTTGGTCGCTCAAACCATATCTTTTTAAATAAACTTTTTCCAATAAAATATGAGCGATATAATGCTCCCTACCAGTCAATACAACAATTTTATTATTCTTTCCAAAGATACTTACTGGAAAAATGTGATGTTTTTCTGTGTAACCTTCCACAACTTGACGCTGTTGTGCCTTTCTTATGAGGTTACAATAAACTTTTAAATAGTTCATACTGCTCTTAAACTGGTTGGCTTAAGTATTTATATGAGAAAAGGAGCATTTCTGCTCCTTCTCCACCTGAAAAGCGCCAACCAGTCAGGCACAGGTATTTATTAAGGACGAACTGCATCAAAACTACAATGTACGAATGGTCCGTTGGCATTTACATAATGTAAAAATATTTGGTGGTGGTAAGTATCATCAGGCAACCTCCTCACCTTTCTCCATAACCTTTGTGCCTTATTGTATCGTGAAGGAAGTGGGTCACGCCAGTGCTCTCTTTCACATCCTTTATAAACGGCAGCATCACCATCGTTCATTAGCACAAAAGACTCGCTACCATCAGGACGCTCAAACCAAATGGGCCAAGGATCATTAGGATGATTAGAACTGATTTGAAGCGTCACACTGACCTCACAAGCAGGACGGTCACTATGGCGCTTCAACTGTTGACCAACAAAATAAAAACGGTCATAAAAATAAGTTGGGTGGAGGTCCATTTCAAGACGCTTCTCTATTTCTTTCTTGACCAGAAAATGTAGTTCACGATAGGTTGGAATATTATAACGGGCAAGTGAACCATTGACTTGCTTCTCATCGGGACAGTAATCATACTTGTCCATTCTGTTATTATAATAAGTTATCTGCCCTCTTTCAGTCGGCACATCAACCTTCAAGTTTTGTGGGTCGGCAATGAGACCTGGAATGAATAAGTATCCATTCTTCTCAAAGGACTCATTCTTAGACATTTTTCTGGGGGGCATCGCACAACGCTGATACCCTTCCTCATAGACTCCACCTGTGGACTTATATTCTTTACTCATAACTCACCTCCAACGGGGACCAACCACCCAACCGACAAGACTCTTACGCATACCAGACTTGACCTTACGAACTCGGTGAGGAGTGCGTGAGTCAAACATAATCAAAGTGCCTCTCTGCTTGGGGGCAAAATATGTCTTCCGTCCATTATCCATAAACTGAACTTCGCCACCAGTATAGTCTTCTGGGTCTGAGAGTTGAAGTGAGAAGGAAAGTTTTCTTACATACTCACCTTGAACCGTGAGAAGATCTTGTGCGATATTAGTGCCAGAACTGACGATCTGTTGAGGTTTATAAGCAGTATCAATACCAGCATCAATGTGCCAGTCATAAAACTGCCCAGCACCATATTGAGTGTATTGAATATTTTCTCCGTCAATCGCAGTCAGGTCATACAGAAAGTTTTCTCTGTTGGTTCTCTGAATATAATGCCAGATAAAACCACCGACCCAGTGGGAAGTTGGAATCCAAGCATTCTTGCTATCACGGATGACTTTATCTACTGCGTCTCCGTGAAGTCTGGACTCTTGTGCGATGGGGTCAAACTTCTTGATATCTTCCTCAAGAATTTCTATAATATCTTTGGGAAGCTCGCTGCTATACCACGTAGTAAGGTAGCTCAAATTAAACTCCTATAATATTTTTCAGTCTTATTATATATTCTACTACAAAGAGCGTCAAACCGCAAGTTCTACGGCAATGATGTCCCTATGAAAGTTTCTAACCCGCCTTTTTACTCCATAAACACCACTGTGTAAGTATCCATTTTCTTTACACCAATCCATAATATTATTCACCACAATACTTTCACCATTTCTAAAAGTTATTTTATGAGGTTTTGCTTTTGACTTACTGACTAAAATATTATATTCGGTTGGTTTTTTACCCTTTAACTTCTCACTCAAATATTTTTTATGTTCTTCACTATGCTTCATATTTTTTGCTCTTAAAACTCTACTAATTTTTTCACCAGTCTCTTTACGAATTTTTCTTCCAGTAAGAGACTGACTTTTTCTTCTTCTTGTTTCTTCACTATCAATTCTTCCAGAAGGACCTTCACCACCATCCGTCTTGTTTCTTAATATTCCGGTTCCATTATCTTTTCTACCAAACATAAGAATATAAAGTTTCTCTACCTCAAACGCTTCTTGTTCGGTTAGATTATCTTTAAGTATTCTGACCCGACTTTTATCTTTTGGTGGTCGGACTTCATTACGACCTTTTGTATATGCTCTTTGTTCCTTACCTTTCCCAATATAATAGGGACTATTATCTTCCCGTAAGTAGGAATAAATGTAATACATTTCTACTCTATTGAACCGCATATGTATTTATATTAAAAAGGAGGGAATTTCACCCTCCTCCTGCGAATTGCGGTTCAACAGGTATTGTTATTTATGATGGGTAAGCGATGATGACGATACCGGAACCACCGGAACCACCAAGACCTGGATTTCCTTTACCATCACCACCATTTCCAGTATTTGCTGCAGCTGGTACTAAATTTACTCCTGGTGTAAAACCTCCATTAGAAGAACCACCAGCAGCATAAATTAGTGCCTGACCACTATAAGTATTAACTCTTCCTACTCCTCCTAGTCCAGGATTAACTGGTGCTGTTCCATTATTTCCTGCGCCACCTGCACCACCACCGCCACCTCCAGAACCACCAGGACTTGCAGTACCACCTGGATTACCAAAACCAAATAAAGTTCCTGCTGTGGTTCCAACTGAATAGTTAAATGGTGCTTGTGTTCCAGACGCATTTGTTAAATTATTTCCACCGGCACCACCACCACTACCACCAGAAAGCCCAGCACCATTAGCGCCAGAACCACCACCTCCACCAGTAGCAGTAGCAGTTCCAATATTTGGATTTTGTAAAGATGAATTTGATCCAGAAATTCCATTTCCACTAGGATTTCCCATTGGTCCACCAGAACCAACAGTAATAACATAGTTACCAGGACTTGTGCTTAAAGGTATTGAACCTTCTAATAATCCACCAGCTCCACCGCCGCCAGCACCGTTACCGGGGAACGATCCTCCTCCTCCGCCACCACCAACAATTAAAACATTGGCAGAAGTCAAAGCAGGATTAGTGACCGTAAAGGTTCCTGATGAATAGAAGGTATGAACGGTCGTGGTTGGGGTATAAGAAATCGCACCACCAGTGGCTTTGGCAGTTCCTCCGACTTGTCCGATCTCATAACGGACGACTACGATACCGGAACCACCGGCGCCTCCATCATAATTTGAGACAGCAGCAGTACGACCACTACCACCTCCACCGCCTCCAGTAGCAAAAGTTGCATTACTTCCGGCAGCACCTTTTCCGCCAGCAGCGCCACCACCAGGACCACCTGCTCCCGCATTTCCTGCTATTGGAGCAGGTGGATTTAAATACTTACCTCCTCCTCCGCCACCAGCATAAGTTGTTGTTATTCCAGTAATAGCGGATGATGTTCCAGATCCTCCATCTCCAGCGTTTCCGGGAGGAAGTGTTGTTCCGTTTGGAGCACCTCCAATTCCACCAGCGGCACCTGCTCCACCACCGCCGCCGCCAGCACCAATATATCCTCCACCAGGAGTCAATCCAGATCCTTGACCGCCAGGATTTCCTTGTCCTGATGGTGTTGCTGGTCCACCAGGAAACCCAGCAACACCAGGTGTTGTTGCATCATCGCCACCACCACCACCAGATCCTCCAGCAGCACCTGGACCTCCAGGAGCTCCACCACTATAATATCCACCACCTCCACCGCCAGCAGAAGTTATGGTTGAAAATATTGAATCACTACCAGTTGAACCTCTATTTCCTGGAGCAGGAGGTGCTATTGGACCTCCATTACCACCAGCACCAACAGTAACTTGATAAGAACCAGGAGTTGCACTTACAGGTAGTCCAGTTCCAGTTTTAAACCCACCAGCACCACCACCTCCTTGACCTCCTCCTCCTCCACCGCCGCCGCCGCCACCGGCGACCACAAGGTAGTCAACGGTTTCTGTAGGAGATGCAGAAAGGACTGTAAAGAAACCAGAAGACGTGAAGATATGAGCCCTATAAACCCTACCACCTTCTACATATTCGTTAATCAGACCACCAGTGGCATTCATTGCCTCTTTACCGACATCACGCCAAGCATTACCATTATAAACCTGAACTGACCCAGTATCACTGTTAAAGATTAAAGTTCCTTGTGCCGTTGAAACACCAGCGTTTCTACCAGTCGTGTTTGTGGTTCCAATACCAATACTTGTTGCTCTTAAAAACGTATCACCGACATTGATACCACCAGAAAACGTAGATATCCCAGAAGCACTTCCAGTAATGGTTCCACTTACAGTTAAGTTTCCAGAAACCACAGTGTTTCCTGTCGCACTCAAAATACCGACCGTTGTGATACCTGAAAGAACCACACCAGTATCACTGAATGTTACGGTGCTTAATCCACTTCGGTTTTGTATTTGATTGACACGAATTTCAGAAGCCATTATGGTTTTTTAGGTATTTATTATGATGGGTAAGCGATGATGACGATACCAGAACCACCGTTAGCTCCTTGTTGACTTCCTGTTGGAGTAATAGATGGACCAACATACGCGCCTCCACCGCCCCCACCGCCAAGATTAACAGTTCCATTGGATGCTACCCCAGTCGTTGGACCACCAGCACCACCCCCACCAGGTCCTCCGGCAGCTCCGCTAGTGGGTGAGAAATTTGCACCATCAGCAGATCCTCCTCCGCCGCCACCACCAGCATATGTTATTGAAGAACCACTAATACTAGATGCTAAACCAGATCCACCAGTTCCACCTGCAGGTGGATTACTTCCAGAACCACCAGCACCTCCACCTCCAGATCCAACATATGGAGAGGGTGATGATGATCCTGGTGATGCTCCTGGTGGACAGAATCCACCATTATTGCCTTGCGATGGAACAGATGTTGCCGTAGGTTGATTAGTTCCATCACCTCTATTTCCAGTTCCAGCAGTACTCTGGAAACGAGCAGCACCACCGCCACCAGAACCACCATTTTTACCTGCGTTATTATCTCCTGCTCCGCCTCCACCACCACCTTGCGATGCTATTGTTGAAAATATAGAAGCACTTCCAGGAGTTCCATCCGAAGCACCACCAGCACCTGTTCCTCCAGTTACAGCGCCACCACCACCACCAGATCCAACAGTGATTGAATATGAACCAGGAGATACGGAAAAACCACTTCCTGTTCTCATTCCACCAGCACCACCACCGCCGCCAAAACGAGAACCACCACCACCACCGCCAGCAACTACAAGGTAGTCAACAGAAGTTAAAGATGGATTAGTAACTGTAAAGGTTCCTGATGAAGTAAAAGTGTGAATAGTTTGTCCGCCAGAATAAGAAACTGTTCCACCAGTGGCTTTAACTGACTGTTGACCTATTTGATAACGAACAATGACGATGCCTGAACCACCTGCTCCTCCGGGTTGTGATACTGGGCGATTCGATCCTCCTCCTCCGCCACCTCCAGTATTTGTGCTTCCAGCAGTTCCAGCAGCATTATTAGTAGCAGTTCCGCCGCCTCCAGGTCCTCCAGATCCAGCATTACCGCTACGTGCATTATCAGCTCCACCACCTCCTCCGCCAGCATAAGTTACGGATGTTCCAGAAATTGAAGAAACTGTTCCAGATCCACCAGATCCAGCATTTGGACTTGTAGCATTATTTCCAGCAGATCCAGATCCTCCTCCGCCGCCTCCTTGAAACTGTGGTCCATTATTAATTCCGCTACCACCAGGATTTCCTTGTGGTGGTGATGTTGGTGGAGTATTTCCTGTTCCTGCTGTTGTAGTATTATAACTTCCACCGCCACCAGATCCGCCATTCGTAGAAATTAATCCAGACGGACTTCCACCTATACCAGAACCACCACCTTCCGAAGTAATTGATGATATTCCAGGTCCAGATATAAATGAAGGAGTTCCTGGATTTCCAGGCGAATTGCTAGGAGGTCCTGGTTGTGCTGCACCACCACCACCTACTTGAACGTTAAAAGTTCCTGATGTAGTAAATGGTATATATCCAGTTCTAAAACCACCTGCTCCACCTCCACCACCAGACTCAGCTCCACCAGAACCACCACCAGCGACTACGAGATATTCAACGGTATTGTTAGCAGATGGAGCACTTAATACGTTAAAGGTTGATGATGATGTAAAACTATGAGCAGCCCACAAAACTCCACCACTATAATAAGTTGTGACTATTCCACCAGATGCTTGAATAAATCTATCGGATGTGGACTGCCACGACGAACCATTATAGACTTCTACAAGACCTGATGTAGAGTTATAAACTAGAGTTCCAGTCGCAGTTCCAACACCAGCATTACGTCCAGTGGTTGTTGTAGCACCTAAACCAACACCAGAAGAACTAATAAACTTATCACCGACCGTAATACTTGTTGTTGATATACTACCGGATAAAGTTCCTGTTACATTACCAGTCAAATTCCCACTAAAAGACGTAGCAGTAACTCTATCAGTTCCGATTGATACATTGTTTCCAACAGTAATAGAACTCGCTACCGAGATCGTACTAACACCAGAAATACTGTTGAAGTTAATGATTGCCATCTATCTTATAATATGACTTCCAGTTTTGAATATTTATACGACGACCCAAACTCCATCAATCGTCAGAGACCCATTGACATTTACAGGTCCTGCCATCAGACCATTGAAGTTTGTTCCAATATAATGATTACCGTTCAGATTATTGTCCATTATTACCATACCATTTGAAACATAAAGTCCTTGAAAAGAATTGCCAACACCAGTGAGTGCTGATACATCAACGCTTGCGGTATTGACTCCAACAGAACTTTGAGTTGTGATACCAGCAGTGTTTGCTCTCCACTTGGAAGAAACAACACCCGTCAACATTGAACCGTCACCAACGAACTTGGATGCCGTAACGATTCCTGCTCCAACGTTACCCATTGAAACGGCAGCACCAGTCGTATTGATGCCACCAACTACTATAAAGTCATCACGTTTTAATACTACATTCCCAGTGCGCCCATAGAATCCTGTGACATTACTTGTGACGGCACCAGCAAAACCAATGTGTCTTGCCTGAATGACTGTACCGTTTCCAGGAGCAGAAGTAAAGACTAATTCATTTGACAGAGCACTATAAGCACGAGTAGTGTCTTGATCGCTAGGATACTGAACGACACCATCAATGGTCACTAAAAGACTCTCACTGTTTGGAACTTCTTGTGAGAGATTGAAGACTGTTTGAGATCCAGTGCCCGTGAAGTTATCTACCTTATTATCGGTAATATCAAAAGTTGGAAAGTTATTTGCTACTAGATGTCCCCAGAAGACATCAGTGTTGACTGGTGGTGTTGAGAAGATAATAACCGAGTCAATATCAAAACCAAAACCATTTGCTGGTGTTGTGGTATCGTTTGGTTGCTGAATGACACCGTTGATTGAAATTGTTAGTTGAGCAGCACGGGACATTGCCGCTTTGGTGCCATCATCATAAGTTGCTTTGAACTTTGTGTTGATACCGTCAAAAGCAACGTTGAGTGTATGAGTCGTTCCAGTCCCTAACGCATTGAAATTAATTGCGTTATTGTTGTTTGCGTCTGATAATGTAAGAGCAAGTTTAACGGTGTTCTGATCGTTCTTAATAATGTAGTAAGCAGTTCCAGAGGTCAGACCACCAATTGCTGTTCCAGTGGTACTGTAAGTGACTCTCTGCCCTGTGATGAAGCGGTGATTATTTGAAGTAATTGTATCGTCAGTAAGAGATACAACGGACGCTGACGACCCATTAAACGTCAGCGTGTATGATGAGATATCATCTAGTATCTTGAAACTATTGTTTTCGCCTGCCGCAGGTTTGTTACCAAGATATGCCATTATGGTTTTTTAGGTATTTATGATGGGTAGGCGATGATGACAATACCGGAACCACCAGAACCACCCCATTGACCTACAGATTCAGGAACAGAATAAGATCCACCACCTCCACCGCCACCAGTGCTTTGTAATCCATTTTTTCCAGATGAAGGTCCCTGACCCGGTCCTGGTCTTAAAACTACTGGGCCACTTCCAGATCCTCCATCTCCGCCACCGCCAATTCCACCATATCCATAAACAACACTAGCGCCGGAGGGACCATATATACCTCCTCCTCCACCACCAGCATAATATATTGATGTTCCCGAGATAGCGGAAGCAAGACCAGCACCGCCATTACCAGCCGTAAAGGCACTAGTAGGAGCATTTCCACCAGGAGCACCAGCTCCACCACCACCGCCGCCACCATAGTATGGAGTATATGAACTGGATCCACCAGGATTTCCTTGTGATGGTGCTGGATTTGTAGTTCCCACTTCTCGGCTTCCAGTTCCACCGGACTGAGCAACAGATTCACCAGATCCACCGCCTCCGCCAGATCCACCGTTCTTTCCAACTTTTAATGTATTTGAATCACTACTAGTACCATATACACCGCCGCCGCCGCCACCTTGAGAGGTTATTGATGAAAAAATACTAGGAGTTCCATTTTGACCCGTTGTTTGTGGAGTATTTCTAGCTGGTCCATATATTCCACCAAGTCCACCAGAACCAACAGTAACTGGATAAACTCCAGGAGAAGCACTTACGGGAAGACCGCTTCCTGTTCTCATTCCTCCAGATCCACCGCCACCACCAAGATCTCCACCGCCGCCGCCACCACCACCAACAACAAGGTAATCAACAGAAGTTAAACCAGGATTGGTAACTGTAAAGGTTCCCGAATTTACAAATGTATGAATCGTCTTGCCACCAGCATAAGTTATAGCACCACCAGTTGCTTTTGCTGTTCCTGATGCTTCTGAAATCTGGTAACGGACAATTACAATACCAGAACCACCATTGCCACCAGACTCAACACCAGGACCACCAGAACCTCCACCGCCACCACCAGTTCCAGGAGTACCATTATTAGCTCTAACAGCACCATAAGTACCATCACCACCACCAGCAAATGGACCACCAGGACCGCCGCCAGGAGATGATGGGCTACCACCACCGTCACCACCGGCGCCGCCGCCACCTGCAAACCAATCAGTAGTTCCACCAGGTCCAGGAACACCGGCAATTCCAGGTCCAGCAATTGTATTACGTAAACCAACACCACCAGGACCAGCTAAAATTGGAGAGTTTCCAGAACCACTACCTGGTGAAGCATTTCCACCAGCACCACCTGCTCCACCGCCGCCGCCACCATTGTAAGCTGGAGCAGCATTATTATTACCACCAGGAAAACCTTGTGTAAAGGGTCCAGGTCCAGGACCACCACCAGATCCAGTATTTGTTTGTAATGGTATTGTTGGTGCTCCGGCGTAAGTTGCAACAGATGCTCTACCAGAACCACCGCCAGAACCACCAGATCTAGCAGTATTAGCGTTAATAAATCCACCGCCTCCGCCGCCATTCGCAGTAATAACACCACCGAAAGAACTATCACTGCCATCCCATGCTCCTGGTCCCGGTCCTGCCAGTCCCCCATTTCCACCAGAACCAACAACAACTACATAAGTACCGCTTGAAATTGGATAAGGGTTTCCTGGATTATGAGTTGAAGGAGCAACGCTAGGAGGAACATTAGTTCTATAACCACCAGCGCCTCCACCACCAGAAGCTCCTCCTCCTCCGCCAGCAACTACAAGAAATTCAATGGTAGCATTAGATGGAGCTTTACTGACATTGAAAGTTCCTGAGGTCCTAAAAACGTGAGATCTATAAACAGTAGAACCTTCAGTATATTCGTTAATAACTCCACCAGTAGCTTCAATAAAGGATTCAGAAATATTTCTCCAACCAAGCGAAGCACCTTTATAGACCTGAACTTCTCTTAAAGATTCATTGTATATAATTGTTCCAGTAGAAGTATTAATACCAGCATTTCGTCCAGTGGTCGTTGTAGTTCCTAAACCAACGGCACCTCTTCTTATAAAAGTATCACCAATAGTAATACTTGAAGAAGAACCAACTACGATTCCACTG